CCGCCGATGCCGCCCCGCCGATGCCGCCGCCGAATCCGCCGCCGACCATTCGTCGTCAGTGGCAGGTTCGCTTCGCAACGCTCGAAGATGCAAATCACGCACACCAGCGACGGCTCGATCTGTCAGTTTGTGGGACGCCAAGATGCCGGTCGCAGGATCCAGCAGCCAGGCAGCGAACTCGTGATGTGCGAGCGACAGATCAGCACCGATGGGGATGGCATCTGTTGAATCGATCACCCACGACGCGCACTGATCTGCTGGCAACCCCTCGAAAATCGCTTCGAGCCAGTAGGCGATTCGTAAAGGGAAGCCGAATTTGTCTGCAATAGCCTGGTGTGGAGCTGAATCCAGGTGTGTCAGGCAGCCGAGATGGCAGCCTTTGTGACCATCGAAATACGTGCCTTGGATGATCTCATCGGCATCGCGATGCGCTCGCAGTTGAGTCATTGTGTCGGCTTTGAGCTGTGGGTCATTGTGCCATGCGAGTGTTTTCATCGACCAGGTCTCCTTGAGGAGTGGAAGAAAGTGCCCGACCCGCCGCCGCTGGCCAACGCCAGGGCGGAACGATTACGCCGCGACGTGCCGCGTGGCTGTGATCCGGCTCGGGGCAGACCGGCAGCCACGCGGGCGGCGACGGGTGCTGTGTCAGCGGACTGGCGATCCTGAAATCACCCCGTGTCTGCAGTCGACTGACCACTGGTGGTGGCCAGTCGTCGTGTGAATGCAGACTCTCCACGACGGGCAGTCGTAGCGGATGAGATGAATACTTGTTGCCCAGTTGAACTGGGCAAAGTGACTCTGGATGGCGCTAAACTCGCGGCGTCGAACCGCACGCAGGTAGACGAGGTATACGCTATTCACAATGTTTCTCATTTCTGCCTCCGTTGCACCCGGGCCACCGGGCTGAGGTTGTTGCTGTGTGCAGCGTGTTTGCTGCTGTGCGGCGTGCAGTGTAGCAGCGTTGCAAACGCTTGCAAGCGTTTTTGTGCTGCTACTTTATCGTTTTTTCTGCTGCACTGCCTGTGTGTAGGGATTGGTTTTGATTCTGATTTTTTCGACACCATCAGCCGTCTTGACGAATCGAAACACTTCGCAGTCGGTGGATAGTACACCTGATAGAAAATCGATACTGCCGGTGTGGTATCCGATTCTCTCGTAGCTCTGAATTGACGCACCGTTCTTACCTTCACCTGACCACACATCGTGCAGTGAGATGGTGATGCAGACGCATTCGTTTCCAGTGCGAATGCCGCGCTGGTAGTGTTCGTTGTTGGAGTCAAGGCCGCATATGCGGTTGATCTCGGCTTGGCGGATTTGGGCAGTTGATTGCGGCATGATTTCTGTTCCTTGTCTCTACGAAATCGGTGCAGAATAGGCTGGTCCGGACCTGGCAGAATAGGCCGCGGCCTACAGAGAAGAGAGAGCCTTTTGGACTCGATCTGTGTAGATGCTTCGAGCTTGTTTGGGATTTTTGGCAACAAATCCCTTCTCGATGAGTCTGGTCAGGTAGTAACGAACAGAGAACGTTGATTTGAGACCCGTGTATCTGCACAGTTCGTGCAGACTCGGTGCTGAGAGGTTCTCTCTCCAGTGGCTGTTGATGGCCGTGTACAAATCGAGTTCACGTTCGCTGAGAACGGCAGCCGGTTTGCCTTGGGGTTCGAGTGCCGGTGTCGTTTCGGTCATCGGTGTTGGTTCCTTTTCGGAGACTAGAGACTAGAGTGCATTGTGATTGCGGTAAGAAATGCGGATGTGTGCTGCAGCGTGTTTGCTGCTGTGGACTGCGGACTTATTCACTACGCAGAAGGGCAGCCAGGACAGCGACGGCATGGCCGGCTCGGGCCATCGTTGCCGATGATGATATTGCTGCCCATGCGGATTGGGTCGCCGGCACCATTGATTCTGAGTGCCACGCTGCCGACCATGCCGAAAACGCCGCCGAAGAGGACAGGCTCCACTCTGCTGCTGCATCTTCTGCATTCCAAGCAGTTTTCGCCGCCTCTGACTTCTGCTTCAACTCTTCTTCAGTAATCTCACCAGCAGCAAAAGCTCTCGCAGCAGAGACTGCCGCCCAGCTTCGCTGGTCGGGTTCTCTGCCTGCTGCTCTCTCTTGGAGCATCGCACGTTCTGCGCAGGCGGCGGCGAAGAGGCGGAGTACTCCATCAGGGAGTACTTCTGAGTGGACAACCATGCACAGTCTGTCGCCTGCAGGAATTCGTCGCCATCCACCGTCTTTTCGAGTCAAAATCTCGAGAGGAGTGAGTGGTCGGTCGAAGAGTTTTTCGAGTTTTTCTGGATAATAGTTGGTCAGTTGCTTGGCTTGCGCCTCTTTGAATGAGATCGTGCTCATTGTGCTGTGCTCCTGTTGAACAGACTGCTGCTTAGAGCAATTCTTTAAGAATTGCGATTATTTCATCGTTGTTTTCGTCGAGGCTCTCTAGCCAAGCCAAGAGATCTGTGGCTTCATCGTTGTTTTCGTTTTCAAGTTCGGCATCATTCCAATTCTTGAGTTCTTCGAGAACTTTCTTGTAATTGACGATGGCTGAGTTTAGCTGGCGAATTCGGTGCTCGACAGGTTTAATCAGTCTGTTGCTCATTGTTTTCTGTGCTTCTGTTTAGGTTGTGTTGCTGTTTGCAGCGTGTTTGCTGCTGCGTTGCGTGCAGTGTAGCAGCGTTGCAAGCAATTGCAAGCGTTTTTGTGCTGCTACTTTATCGTTTTTTTTTTTGCGATGCAGCTTACAGCCAATCCTCAGCATCCGCTCCAATTGCACACGGTACCGTTTCTGGTACCAAAATCTGATCCGTGCAGTGTATAGCAGACTCAGTTTTGGTACCGCAAACACCAGATTCTGTGGCGGCTATCTGGTGCGAGTAGTCACTTAGCACTTCAACGAACAGCAACGCTGCTTCCTCGCTGAAGTTATCGTGGATTGTTGCTGTGAGACAGGACGCAGGTTGCACAGGATCTCCTAAGCAACCCAGGACGAGATCGAGCATCTCAGTATACCAATCTTCGTACCATTCTGCAGCGTCGGCGGCTTCGTTGTAAGCAGCTTCGTCGTCGTCTCTGAGTTGTTTTGAGATTACAGGAACGCCATCCTCGCAGGCAATTTGCATCATCCAAATCCCGTCTTCTTCGGTGACGGTGACGGTATTTCCGGATGCGATGGCGTTGGCATTGCCGAAACTCCAGCCGTGTGCGCTGTAGATTGATGCTTCGGTGAAGGCTTCATTCAATTCGTTGGCGAGTGCTTGGGCGGTTGTTGATTGGGTCATCGTGTTTATTCCTTTGCGAAGACGTGTGCGTTGCTGTGTGCTGCTGTTGACGCGATGCGTAAAAGGACGGGGAGCTGCACGCTGCACAGCACGAACAGACGTGCAGCTCCCGTCCCAGCACAATGAGCCTTACCAATGTGCCCAGCAGTTTCGGAGAGCTGCCCACAACCCAGAATCCAGATCATCAACGTCGAATTCACTGCTGCTTGTGCTGGAGCAGTTGTTCTCTGTTACCATGTGGTATGAGCACCGGTATTGGTATTCGCTACCATCATCGCTGCGTAGGCCGTATGAAGTGCATTTTTCTCGGCGTACGTGTACCAATACTCGTCGCCATGCACCGCTGCGGGAGTGGGATTCGATTCTCTGTTCAGTCAAAGCCGGCGGCAGCTCTACGAGAGCAAACAAGGACTCATCGGTTTGTTCTTTGCACAGAATACGAAGTTCACCGCCATCCGCAGCGATGGCGGCTTTGAGTTCAGCCAGTTCTTCGGCTTCTCTTTTTGCGATTTTGGCGAGATGTTCTTCGTGTTTTTTTCGTTTACGCGCTCTCCTCGATGCCTTCCGGATTGATTGGACTGTCAGATAGGCTTTGTTTCGAGTACAGTATTCGCCGCTGAGCCATCGCGATTTTTCATTCCATCTGCGAGTGCAAGAGCACTTAGAACCCCTAAGGGTCGGGCCGTACCAAGTAGAGCTGAGTTCGAAGATGAGTACAGTGTCTTTCGTGTGTTCGTTGTCGTCTGCGTATCGGCATTTGAACTGCCGCTTGGTGACTTTGATGACTACCAGCTCTCGGCTGTTTTTGCTGTAGTACATCTTGTCGCCTACGCGGACGTTGTAGTCTTTGAGATTAACCTCAAGCTGCTGTTTGCAGGCTTGTTTGTGGGCGACGGTTTCTTCGGTGATTGTGCTGCGTGTGCTCATTGTGCTGTGCTCCTGTTTAGGAAGGTTGCTGTGTTACGCTGTACAGTGCTGCGTACTGTGCTGCGTGCTTGCTGCGTGTATTGTACGCAGTGCTACAAGCAATTGCAAGCTTTTTTGTGCTGCTTTTTTGCAATTTGCTGTAAGTTACTGCTACACAAGCAGTTGCAGCAACATGCAAAGCATGTTTTTGCTGTGGTACACTTAGTTGGTGCACGCAAGTACATGTTTTGCGTAGCAGCACGCACTACAGCAGCATAAGCAGTTGCAGCAACGTGCATAGTATGCGTTGCAATTGCGTGTATTATAGCGTGCTGCTGTGCTTATAGCTGCGCAGTGCTGCACTGCGTTTGTGCTTGCTGTGCGTAGTGCTGTGTGTGCTTAGTGCTTAACGTTAATGGCTAGCGCTAATGAGTGTATGAGAGTTGCTGATGAGCAAGCGCAGCGCAGCAACACAACACGCACACAGTGGCTAGCGCTAGCCGTTAGCGCAAAGTTAGCGCTAGCCACTGCACACAATCCAAGCCGTTAGCGCTAGCCGCACGCATAAGCACCACAGTGCACCACGTGCTGCTCGCGCAGCACTTTACAGCACAAAGCACGTACTGCACTGCAAACGCACCACACAACGCAAACTGTGCGTAGCGTTTTGCTGTAGCGTCCTGCTGCATGTTGCATTTCGCAGCGTTGCATTTTGCGGCAGTGCACAGATGCGTGTTTGATTTTGCAACGGTGCATGGTTGTGCAGTAGTGTAGGTGTGCTTGGTTCTAGAAAAAGCGGTGGTGCGGTTTGGCGCCGCTTTTGATACCACTTCTCATCAAATCGCTTCAAATCGCTAATCGCCGCCAAAACCATTACTGAATCCGCTTAATCGCCACCAAAACCATTACCGAATCGCTTTCGTTACCGTACTCGCCTGTCCCAGAACCAACACCAGTACCAGAATCCCGCGAACCGGATTCAGATTTGATTTTGAGTTTCAGGGAAACAGCCAGTACCGTACAAACCACCAGGTCACCAGTAACCGTATCCAAATTCTAACCTACTAGAGTCCCTGCCTAAGGTAGAGAAAACTCAAACCAATAGCAGTGTACCAGGGCAGCTAACGGTACCGGAAACGGTAAGCCTGGTAGTAGAATAATCAACACCGTAATCGTAACCAGAACCGCAACCACATGCCTAGGACTCTCCAGTAGAAGAAGAGATAACCGCAACCGGCACCGGAAGCACCGCCGAATCCCACCGTATTCTGTAAAAGAGGAATCCCAGGCTTCTAATGGAATAGATGCAGATTAAAAATAAACAGGTGGATCTGGTGCGGATCATTTATTCTTTCTGGGAATTCTTACCAAAATGGTACCAAATGTACCGGGTCGGCCGCAGGGCGCAGGTGCTAAAATGGTACCGAAAACAAGAGAGTTCAGTAAATCCAGGTGTTTGGATTTGTTTGGGACAGTGAAAAATTAGGTGCTGAAAGTTGGGATTCCGACTAAATTCAGTGGATTAGAACTGATGTAGACGTAGAAGTGTTGGTCAAGTGGATTTTGGATGCCTGGAGAATTCAAATAATGAGTGACGAGATGAAAATCAGTAAATGGGATATCCAGAAATGGATCGAACGAGCTGCTCTAGAAAAAGAGGAGTTCCTGGTTCCTGAATGGGCTGGTGATACTTTTGCTCCGAATCTGGAGCAGATAGAAGACCTGGTAGACAGACTCCAACCGGTTGTGGATGAGTGGTTGGATCGGCATGAGTTGAGAGTAGAGTACCGAAACCCGAAAGCAGAACAAACTCCGAGGAGAAACGAGATGAAGCAGCAAAAGACGATCGATGAAATGATTGCAGTCATGGAAGCTGCACGTGATGGGAAAACCATCGAGCGGCTTAGGATTGGAAATGACAGGGACGAGAATAACTGGTTGACGTGCATCGTCGAACCCTTTGACTGGAACTGGGCGGAGTATGATTATCGAGTCAAGTTTGAACCGAAATTCTACCAATTGGTAGAAATCAAGCGAGTAGACGTACCATTTCCATTTCCTCTTCGTAAGGCAGAGAGCTTTAGTGATCCAGTCATTTTGGCTCTACCTGCAGGAGACGATCCAGCAGAAGCACCGATACTGAAGAATGCAGAATGGACTCTTCTTGGAGTGTTTCAAGAAGTGGAATCAGCAAAGGAAGAGTAGAAATTGAGAGTAGCGGGCAGCCGCTCTCAAGAACAGTCAACAATCAAACAAGGAGAGAATCGATGAACCGGAAAGAAAGGCTTTGTGTTGCTGGATTTTTGTTGGTCGCGGCGAGCTTCGTGGTATTGAGTGCGTGGTTCGCATACGGAACTGCCGAGACAGTTACTGCGACAGTCACCAAGACGGAGAGAATCACAACAGGTAGCGGTGAAGACATTCGCAGCAAGTATCTGGTGTTCACTACAGAAGAAACTTTCGAGAATACCGATTGCCTGTGGTACGGAAAGTACAACTCATCAGATATCCAAGGACGGTTGGTACCGGGGACGTACTCGATGAAAGTCTACGGATGGAGAATTCCATTCCTCTCAAGCTACCGAAACATTGTGGAAATCCAGGAAGTAAAATCCAAAGAGTGAGGATGGAGTAGCCGTGTTTGAGATTGAGAACAAACCAGGCGGAGATTGTCCTTCAGAAACTCCAGCTGATAAGTTGAGGTTGCCGCCGGAAGGAACGAGTGTTGGTTACAGACGAGATGACGGGACGATGTGGTTTGCCTGTACTGTGGCAGACGATGATGCCAGCAACGAAGAAAAGCCAGGAATTGCAGTCTGCGAGTACGCAGGAAATTACTTGAACCCGCCTCTCTATAGAACAATTGCAGTCTTCGAACCAAAGAAGATCGTGATTTTGTCTTGGAGCTGCACCGTCAGTGTGTTGTGCTTGTGCGGTAGCAGATCTGGGATTACGGCCAGAAAATCCATCAGAGGAGTAGCATAGTGAAAGACGGATCAATCCGATGGCCCTTTAAGCCTGAATCTCTCGATCAATTAAGAAAACGACTTCCAGCAGCCATCGAGACCCCTCAGGTTTGCACCGGACCAGAAGAGAGCTGGCCGGTACCGAGTCAGATGCGGGAACACATCTTTGATTTCTACAGTGGTTTGCGGTTGATTGTTTCTCGTGATCATTTTGAGGACGAAGAACCTCCACTAAGAGGAATTCATTTTTCAGCATCACTGGTTATCCAATCTGGGCCGTTATTCACTCGACTCATGTCAACGGCTTTACGAAGTGGTCGGGATGCTTCTGACAAGAGATTTCAGCAAGAAGCATTGGTAGCTTGGCAGGCACTGACAGAAGGTGTATTCAAGAAACCGATATTGGTACATGTCTCCGAAGAGAAGTGTGTTCCTCATTGGATGATTTTCGACGAATCGGAGGTAACGGAATGACTGACGAGCTTCAAAGAGCGGCGGAACGCCTGCGAGCGTGTAACTATGAGTCTGACTGGGATCTTGACGGCGCGTCGTTCCAGCAGATATCCGACTGGCAAGCACTTGCGAAAGCCTACCTTGCCGAGCATCCGGCGGACGATGGCGAAGCCGTGACGGTAGAGTGGTTAGAGTCAATCGGATGGCTAGAGGACCAAACGGGATGGCCAGCGATCTGCCTGCGTGAGACATCGGAGTGGGGAATCTCGTGGCGAGGGCATGGTATCTGGTTGACACCAATGTCTGTGCCGCTGTACAGGGCTCCAACACGCGGCGATGTACGGCGCCTGTGCCGGGCTCTGGGGATCGCACTGAAAGAAACAACCAATGGCTGAGAGGAAGCAAGATGAGTGACGAGAACCTTAATCACTGGAAAACAGTCAGCCGGGAACACTCAACTATCGTCGATTTCTTAGAGTGGTTAGAAGCCCGCGGCGTTCGCTTGGATTTTGATTCTAATGATGCACGAGAGCACTTTAAGACATTCGACAGCCAGAAATTCCAGAATCTGGCTGATGAGTTCTTTGAGGTTGATCGGCAAGGCCTAGAAAAGGAAAGACGGCAGCTACTGCGGAATATCCAAAAGGATGCAGCCGATGAATCGTAAGAAAACCAGATTGATCTGCTCTTGCCTGGCTGGATGTGTCTGTGGGAATCTAGTGGGTCTTGGTTTTTCTGTTGTGTACGCTCCAGATAAAGTCGATCCAGGTTTTCTGCAGACGGACGTAGTATTGAACAGTGCCTTGCTTCTCGTTATCCTCTGGGTTTGGTTGAGGAATTGAGATATGAAAAGAAGAAACTCCGGCAATTCCATCGAGGATCGATTCAATGTATCTCGCCAAGAGCTCCGTTGGTGGGTTCGTCCGTTTTCGAAATCTACTATCATCTTCTTGGTAGTAGTTTGTTTTCCTCTCTATTTAATTTACGGACTACTTCGCGGTGCGGTTGATGGATTGGCTACCGGATTGGTCTCATGGAAAGAAGAACTCCACAAACTCATTTTCCTGGAAAGGTAGTGTCCCGTGTCAGTTGATAAGTTGATTCAGATGATCGAATCTGCAATTAAGAGGTGGAAAGATTCTCGAGACAAGATATGCAAGGATGCTGATGAGATTCGAGAACGCCTCGGAGAGGATTTGATCCGGGTGCATTGGGAATTCGCCGCCACTGCTCGTCGGTTGTCGTGCTTGAAGCAGGTCTGCACCTGGGGCAACGGAGATGAAGGATTTGTTCCCGCACCTGTTGAAAATGCAGCAGATTCGACCAGCACACCGGGTCAGATGGTGCTCGAAGGGTTTGTCGTTGAGTTGGATTTGGATCGGTGTACAGGTAGAATTTCGATTGATTTTCCTAAGGAGTACGCAGGAGAACAACAGGAATTCGATTTCAATGGTGATGTGGATTTAGTCACGGGTGAGGCTATCAATAATTGGGTTGAGGAGTTCAAGAAGTCAATCTGCGAAAATCGACGAATTCGATTGATTGGATTTCCTCACCCCGAAGCAAAGAAGAAGTATTTACTACAGGTCTCGTTTGTTCTGTGTCTATCAGAATAGGCTGTGGGTACCGAAAGGCAGGAAATGAATTCAGACGTGAAAGTCTTATTAGGTGATTGCCGAGAAATAGTCCCTATGATCGGGAAGTTCGATTTCGTATTTGCTGATCCACCGTTCAATATCGGGCACGGATATGATGGATACGATGACAATCGGAATGATTACGAAGAATTCACGGCTGAGTGGATTGAGGTGTGCTGGGATGCATGTGACGGTGTATTGGCATTGCACGGTCCGGATGATGTTGCGGAGCTGTATCTCATCGCAGCTCGAGCACTAGGAATGCGACGTATTGCATGGGTGAACTGGCATTATCGTTTTGGGCAGTGCGGGAGATCGAACTGGATCGATGCTCGTTGTCATTGTTTGATTTACGCGAAGCACAGTGAGCACAAGTGGAATCCTGAGGAGGTTTTGGTCACGTCGGACAGAGCCTCAACTTACAGAGACAAGAGGATCCACGAAACAGCAAATGGCGGAAAACGAGTACCAGGGACTGTTTGGGGTGTGCCGAGTGATGGTCCGTACTGGGGGAGAGTTCAGGGTACCAGCAAAGAAAGAAGAACGCATCATCCAAATCAGCTGCCTGAGGTGTATCTGGAGAGGTTGATTCGAGCCTATACAGATGAAGGAGATCGAGTGCTTGATCCGTTCGCGGGATCAGGGACAACGGCAACGGTTGCCAAGGCGTTGAATCGTCGGTGTGTGACGATTGATGTCTCAGAGTCGAACGTGGAGTCAGTGAAAAGGCGAGTCCAAGAAGGAGCAGTTCGGATTCAATCTTCGGTTGAGGTTTGTGCGCATCCAAGAACAACAGGATTGTTTTTAGGTGGATGCGAGCAAGTAGTAGTGTGCGATGATTGCGGCATGGTAGTTTGATTGCCGTAGCTATGCCTGAAGTCAGTTGCTACACAATGGATTTATACTGTGATCATCTCAATGATGATCACAGTCACGGCGAGTTTCCAGCGACGTACACAGGACGAACCAATACATCGTGCAAGAAGCAGGCTAAGCGAGATGGGTGGAGATGGCATGCGAATGGAATGGTTGCGTGTCCGAAATGCAAGAATAAAAAGCAGCCAGAGAGTTCTGGTTGGGGGTGTTTTGAGTGATGGCTGACCATAGGACGGCCCGGTTAGACGAAAGGTGAGAAAGACATGAGTGGTAAGACTGCTGTAATCTGGCACTACGAGGAATCTGTTCGTTTTCTTGTGGTTGAAGACGACTGGAGACGCTTCGACGGACTCTACATCAATACCGATGGTCCTCCTGATCTTGAAGAGGAGCTTCTTGCTTTGATGTGGGATACCGAACGGAATCAGTTGATCCCTTTCGTAGAGAAAGAGGAGTTCGCTGAAGCCGTTCGGAATGGAGCCTGGCTGATTGTTGGTGGCTTCTCTCTTTGATGAATTGAAGAATGGACTTGAACATCTTAGGCGGTGCCTGTAGTCTGCCGAAACTATGAGTCCAGAAAATCAACTACCTCCGGATCGTAGCGACGATGAGTATAGCCGAAAATCCATCGAAGTCGCTGGTGTCAAAATCCCTTACATTGAATTCTTGAATCGCCTCGAAGCGAAATTACTTCGAGGTGTGACTAATCAGAATCAATTGTCAGCGGCATTTCAAGTAAAACAGCCTCATATCAGCACGGCTATCAAAGACATTCGCGCCCGGTGGCGAGAGAGGACTGAAGAATCTCTCGAAGATATGAGGATGAATCGAATCCACCAGATCGAAAATATCGCTCTGTTGGCTTTGAATTCGTACGAAGCATCTAGAGATATCAAGACGGAGCACACTGTTGTTGAGAAGGTTTGCTCTGTGTGTGATGGATTGGGAACGGATGAAGATAAGCCCGGTGAAGTCGAGAAGTGCCGGCGGTGCGACGGATCTGGAGTAGAAGTCCAGTCTACAATGAAGAAAACTGGACAGGCTGGAGATGCTTCGCACCTCCGTCTGGCAAAAGAATGTTTTGTTGAAGCTGCTAAGATCGAAGGTTCGATTCCTCTGAGTAGTGGAGCTGGAAAGCTGACGATGCTCCGTACGGGTGTCGGGGTCGAAGATAACGGAGAGCTCAAAAGGTCAGTAGAAGGCTACCATCTTGAAGCTCCAGTGGATCAGTTGATGGCTGCGATGAGCGTCCTCGATGATTTGAAGAATGGAGTGAAGGTGGGTAGTCAGCAGTATTTGGCAGCTCACACCGAACGACAGAGACAAGGCAAGAAGAAAGCGAAGGAAGTCGATAGTAAGGCGGAGAAGCCGAAGAAATCAAAAAAGCCGAAAAACAGTGTAGATGAAGCATCTCCGGGTGAATGGGATTTTGGCGAAGAAGAAAGCAGCGAATGAGAGTTTTGGTGACAGGGGCGGCGGGATTTATCGGGAGTCACTTAGTTGACTCCTTGCTTCGTGATGGACATACTGTGATTGGATGGGACGATTTCAGTAGCGGAAGTATCAAGAAGGTTTCGCACATCCAAGGGGTCCATCCAAATTTCCATTTGGTAGATCTTGACGTTACACAGAAGAAGAGAATCCAAGAATTCACTGAACACGTTCTATCGGGTTCGATTGATTGGATCTACCATTTAGCAGCAGTGAGCAGGATCCAGCCGTCCATCAAAGATCCAGACAGAACCTGGGAAGTGAATGTAGATGGAACCAAGAATGTATTGGATTTTGCTGCTGCTGTGCGATCTAAGGTAGTCTTTGCATCAACCAGTGCATTGCAAGCTGATTGGCAGCTCAACCCCTATGCAGGTACCAAGTACCTGGCAGAGCACTTGTGCCGTTGGTACCACCAGCGAGGACGGGTTTGGACTGCTGTGTTTCGATTGTTTAACGTGTACGGACCACGACAAATTGAGGACGGTCCATATTCTACGGTGATGGGGTGCTGGGAGAAAACTTTACGAGATGGGTGCTCAGGTATCTTGGTGACCGGCGACGGCAGTCAGGTCCGAGATTTCGTTCATGTTGACGATGTTGTCAGAATTATGCGGAAGGCTGAGAGCACGAATTTTCAAGTGTATCACAGTGATTCGGAATTAACTGAAGATTGGTATGATGTAGGGACGGAAATCGGTTGGTCGATTTCTGCTCTAGCTGAGATGTACCAAGCACAGACTATTGGAACAGGCATACGGCCTGGAGAAGCTCGCAAGACGGTCGCGTGTGTGGATTGGTTAGAGAAGATGGGTATCAGTGATCGGTGCGGACGGCGTGTAGAGGATCACATTTCAGAATTCCTGAAGCAGCAATCGATTCAAGGGTGCAAAGAATGACTGATCGTGAAGATGTGCTGGGAGTCGATCTTCCGAATCCAGGATTAGGTGATATTCGAGGCACAGGGAAACGGATGCAGTACAACAGAGATCTCGTGGCAAAAGAGCGCGCAATCCAATTGGCGTATCAGAAGCGGAGTGCTGACGATTTCTTGTGCTTTGTCCGGGGCTTGACTATTGATTCTCAAGGCGGACCTCGAATCTTTGACAGGTGCATGGCGGATTACCAGAGGAGTTTTTTCGAAGAATTGGCCCCGAGTGTTGAGGCTCTGAGGAAAGGCGATAAACCGGAATGGAGAAGATTCTGGGTCGAAAGGACCAAGAAAGCCGGAAAAGACTCTGACTTGGCTGTCGTTGTGCTTTGGTTGTTGGCATTTCCTATCAGGCCCTTTTATATTCAGATTGGAGCGGCTAACAAAGAACAAGCAGCCATTGTCAAAGCGCGTATCAACCATCTTTTGCACCACAACAAATGGCTCAACGAAAGAGTTACGGTTGTGCAGTGGTCGGCTCGAAGTGCGGAAGAAATGGCTGATGGATCTCCGATGGCAAACCTGCACATCATGTCATCCGACATTGCCGGTGCTCACGGAGGTACTCCTGACCTTCTGGTGATCAACGAATTGAGCCACGTGAATCGCTGGGAGTTTGCTGAAAACCTGATGGACAATGCCGACGGTGTGGCCCAGGGTGTGGTCATCATCGCAACCAATGCAGGTTACACAGGCTCTAAGGCTGAGGTTTGGCGAAAGAATGCCATGGAGTCTGACGTCTGGCGAGTGTTTGTCTGGGCTCGCCCTGCTCCATGGCACGATAAATCTACAATCGAGGATGCGAAGAAGAGAAACCCAAGAAGTAGGTATCTTCGGCTCTGGTGGGGTGTGTGGGTATCTGGGAAAGGCGATGCAGTGGCCCAAGAGGTCATCGAATCGTGTTTTTCTCTAGAAGGCCCGGCTTTGCCGGATTCTGAGATGACTTATATTGCAGGACTCGACTTAGGAGTCAGCCATGACCATGCTGGATTCGCAGTGCTCGGGGTGCACTATGCCAAGCAGCAGATCATCACCGCCTATTGGAAGAGATGGAAACCAAAGGCTAAGACCGGGGAAGTGGATCTGATTGATGTCGAGAGAGAGTGCCGAGACATCCACAAAACTTATCGATTGATGGGTCTATTTTTCGATCCGCACCAGGCAGCGTTGATGGCTCAGCGGCTTCGTCGAAAAGGCGTACCGATGCGAAAAATGTCCTTCGCATCTCCAGCCAATCTGATCAAGATGGCAACGGCGTTTGTGCAGGTCATCAGTGACGGCAGATTCCACTGCTATGATGATGAAGAAGAAACTCTCAAGAATGATTTTGGGAAGTTTGATATTGAAGAAAAAACCAGTGGACAGAAGCTGGTCGCCACCAGTGACCAAACCGGGCATGCTGATGTCGGAACAGCAGTCGCTATCGCCTTGCCAGCGGCTCTCGAATTGCTCGAAGGTTACCAATCTCAGTTATCACCAGATGACGATATCATTGTAGACGACGGCACTGCAGACGATTTGACGGAAGAAGAAATGGATGCAATGCCTGACGAACTTCGAGAAATTTGCGATTCAGATGAAAGTGAGGAAGCTTCGTCGTTGAGTGACCTCGGTGACAGTTGGAGTACGGCATTTGATTAGAATCTAAAGAATTCAGCGACCATCTGTCTTGTTATTCTTTGTGAGCAGGTTAAGATGGTGCGCATGCTTCGTGGCTGGTCAGGTTTTGTGTTTCTCATTCCGAGGAGTAAGTCGATGCGGTTTCGAGCGTTTGAAAATTGCAAGATTTTCGTTTGGGCGGCGGTGCTGGGGATACTTTTGAATGCCCCGATGCATGCGGCAGGTGACGTGACTCTTGTCATCAACAGGCATGGTGGTTTTCTTGTTGATACGGCGACAAATCCGCCGACTGTTACACCGGTGCCGGCAGACAGATTGGTTATTGACTCTGAAGTCGGTGTGCCTAATCCGCCGCCGAAAGATCCGGATGATCCGAATCCAAAGCCGCCGACTGATGCGGTCACTCAGAAGATTGTCGACGCATCCAAGCTCCATCTGAAATCCGAAAAAGAAGCTCGATCACTGATGGCAACGATTGATCTACTTCGTGATTTGATGGAGAAAGGCAGCCTGAAGGCAGAGCAGGTAGACGCTGCTCTTAAAGTCAGTCTTCCCGTGATTGCTGCACAACTCAACGCAGGCAGTCGTATCAACGATTGGTATGCAGCAGTCAAAGAAGCAGTGGGCGGTGCTCTCAATACTGCGGCGATGAAAAAAGTGACTTCAGCTCTTGCATTTGCCTGGAAAATTGATGCTGCTCGTGCTCAACTTCAGATCAAGGCCGCAATTTCAAAAATTGCAGGCGGCGAAACTGTCGGTGATGCAGCTGAAGCTGTGACAGGAACTGCAGAAGAAGCCTTTGACATCGGTACAATTCTGATGATCATCCAAGCGATTCTGGAACTTCTCAAATCCATCGGAATCATCGGAGGTTGAGATGACACCAGTTGAGCAAAAAGTAATCCAAAGAGCATGGGATACCGGTCATTTTTGGTCCCAAGAAGCCCTCAAGGAAGGGGGTGTGCTGTCACTTTCTGATTTGAAGAAAGTCAAAGTGACAGATCCGGTTGTAGTAGCTGCTCTGCGGTCTCTGTCGCAGTCTGAATCAGTGGTGTACTCGTCTGCTTGCGAGCATATCTACGGCAGGCAGCCGGTGTTTGATGGTGCTGTGGGACCAGCAATGGCTGCAATGGTGCAGGTCCCTAGGTGCTATGTACCAGACGTGCCGCCGCCGCCAAATGCTGCTGTTGATTATTCTGATCCAGATATCAACACTGTTGCTCGGATGATGCAGGACGATTCAATCCGGCAAGCAACCGGCAGCGGAAATTGGGCTCATTGCCACGGAGTAGGAGATTACCACTCGGCTGTTGTTCGGGTAAAAACCAGCGGAACACCGTCTTTTCTCAAACCGGTATTCTCTGATGTACTCAAAAGAGTGCAAAAGGGATACGCAGGGATTGGATTGCTGTTTCATTTCATTGATGAGAATAAAACTGATCTGTTGACAGGCGAAGAATGGAGCGGAGCCGTCAACATCGAGTTCAGTTTCGTGAGTTCGTCTTCTGGTTGGATTGGTCTTGCGATTGTCGGGAATGGGCAAGGGTGCACATCTAACATCTGGTGTCGGTATTTGTCTACCTACAGAGGCGGCAGTTCGGCTGATTCGATTGCTCGGCAGTGGACGTCACTGATTGCGCACGAGCTAGGCCACAATTGCGGTCTGGATCATTCTCGCGGCGGTGTGATGAATTCGTCGATTGTCAACAATCTGCCGGATCCGTGGGTAGATAGTGATCCATCGACTCGAATTCTGAAGTCGTGGTACGGCGGTGAGCCAGTACCGATGGATAAACCAGAACCGCCAGCTCCTCCAAAGCCTGATCGAATTGATGAATTGGAAAAAAGAGTCGATCAGGTTGAAGCCAAGCTGCTTGCTCAGCTTGGGGTCAATCAGTATCTCTTGAGTCGAATCTCAGATTTGGAGAATTCATAGTGACTCGTCTGCTCTTTGGGTTCGTTTTTCTCTTGACGCAACCTTGTACTGCTCAGCTTTTGAATCTGAGTGGTAAGGGAGTTGCTTTTGATTTGAAGTCGCCTGCGGCAGAAAAACCCGACATCAAGGTCGAAGATGAAGAAACTGACTCGAGCAAATCACCGAAGCGTACTGAAACGGAATCGAAGAAATCTAAGGCGGCTAGTTCGGAAGAAAGTAGCAAAACTTCTATCTGCCAGTGCCGAGGCTCGAATCGAGGCGTCTGCTTCTGCTTGAAGGCAGGAGTCAAGTGCGGCTGCAATGCGACCAAGGGGAGTGAATGGTCACTTGACCCTTTAAAGAAAACGGGCAGGTACTTTAACCCAAACGAAGCACTTAAATCATTCCGAAAGAAAACTGAGACGGAGCCGGTGAGCTACCCGGTTACAGTCGACGCCTATGATCGACTTGCTTGGCAAGTCGGCGAGGCTGTCTGGACACTTGATGCCGGCTACCGGATGGCGAATGGCCAGAAGGACGGTACAGGTCGTTGGTTGTACAAAGACGGACGAATGTTTGATCTGTCAGCAAAGAGAGTTTCTCAGGTTACGAGAACGCTGTCAGCGGTAAAGGGTCCGCCGGAACTGCCTTCGACTCGCCGAGCTATCTACTTTGGTGCAACGTGGTGCCCTGGATGTGTCTGGATGTACCGAAATACGCTTCCTGACCTTCAGGAGTACGGCTGGCGATTTGGTGAAGGAGACAACCTTCATATCCAAATTGTCGACGCTGATGACGACACATTCGGTTTGATGCAGAAACATGGAATCACCGGGCTGCCGACGACCCTAATCTTGGAAGGCAGTCGTGTGATCGATCGCACTGTCGGACCAATCAGCGCCGACCAGTTCCGTAAAGCTTTCTACCAGGAGACCGTGCCGTGAAACTTATTCGTTTGATTTTGGTGATTCAGATTTTGATGTGCTGTGCTGAGGTGTTTTCGCAGGACTACATTCGGATTGACCCGATTCCTTCGAGTCGACCGCTGTACTCATGGGAGCTGCCGTACCAATCCCCGCAGAGTTCTGTCTGGCGGCGATATCAGAAGCCGACTTACGAGAGTCGTTGGTCTTACGGCTGGACACCGTACGGACGAGGATGGACACAAACGTCCATCTATGACTTGCCTACGACATATCGGCGATGCAGTTGTTGGCAATGTCGGCGCCGCTAATTGGCGGGCGGCTGCTGTTGGTGTCGCAGCAGCCGTCGTTAGAATCAAATGTCCGTGCATTGATGGCAAGGTTTGACGGCCAGCAAACCATCTTGTATTGAGTAAAGGCTACCTGGCGGAATCAAATGAAAATAGCCCACTCTTTGGATTTCGATCAATGCCGAGTCCCCCGGAATCGACAAACGGTTGGTTGGACTTGGTCCTCAAGTCTCTGGCTGTTTTCGGCGCTATTGGCGGGTGTATCGCTGCATTCTGGACTCGATTGGCGAGTGCGGTGCTGGCTGCTCGTGCCGCTCATAGTCTTGCTGGGGTATTCGGTGAAGAGGCAGGCCCAGAAATACAGAGGTTGTTTGCGATCATCGCCCGGTCTGACGGAGAGCAGCAACTCCGACAACGAGTCGTCGAATCACATCTCAAAATCGGAGTGTACGAGTGTGATTTATCAGGGAAATGCATCTGGTGCAATCCCTACCTCGCCGAATTGTTCGGGCTCGACTCGGAACGAATGCGAGGATACGGGTGGTTGTCAGCTATCGTCCCAGATGAACGAATTGATGTCCAAAAAAGGTGGAGGATCAGCGTTGATCAGGGAATCCCGTATGACGACACGTATACGATTGAAAACCAGAGAACGATGAAGAGAGTTCGGTGCAGGTCTCGAGCTGATTTAGTCAAGGCCGATTCAGAACCTCTCTGTTATGTCGGATGGGTGAAGGTTGTACCGATTCCTGAAAATAAAGAATAACGAATGCAACGGAGAAGAAGTGATGGCAACAGCTACTAAGACTGAGGTGATCGCCGCCTTGAGCGTAGAGCTGGCAAAGCCGGACTATGTGACCCTTCCCGTGACAGGTAAGGGCTCGAAAACTTCCTTACTGCTGACGAAACCAGAGATCTCAAATCCTGATCCTGCACCGCAAGTTCAGGCTCCTGCCGATCCAGCAGCTCTATTCAACCCGGTGCCCGCCGACGAACTGGCGGCGATCGATGATGGGCTGCTCGGCAGAGTCATGGATGCTGTTGAAGATGGCAACCTGCAGAGAGTCAGTCTGCAGATCCAAGTGGCAGTCGCTCGCGGTTACATCAGCTCGGGTACAGCGACGGCACTGGCCACTGCCCTGCAGGCGACCGTCGATGATCCGGATCATCCAGCAACTGTGTTCGGTCCGTCTCCGTGGGAAACGATTCTTGCGGATAACAACTGGACTACTATCGAGGGCCTGCCATCAACAGGCGGCCTGCCAACGTCGTGGATCGAGGAGGCAGCACAGTAATGGGACTGTCAACATCACAGAATCAGGTTACGTGGTCTGCGAGCAATTCCCAGTCGGTTTCGGCAGGCGGCAATGCCACGTCTGACGCCGAAACGATTGATGGTGCCATGACCGCAGGCAGTGTCACCGTCAAGGCTGACAACGGCGGAACTCCAGCAGATGGAGACATCGTCGAGGTCCGTATCCTGTACACAAACGGCGACACAGATGCTGAGGGAGATTCGGCTGACGAATACGACGACCGTGACAGCATCCCTCCGGTACTACTCGACACGTACGAAACTGATCCGGCGATTGTGACGCTACCACTGATGGTCGCAAAGGCATACAAAGTCGACACTGTATCTCAGGCGGCCAGCAACTCAATCACCGTGTCCGCACAGGACTCACAACAGGTATGGGCTGATCCCTCGTGATTTATCGAACAGTCACCAACGCCGATTACCGCCGCGTCGATCGCGGCCACTGGATGCTTGACGGTTGCCATCTGTGGCTGCCAATGCAGGATGCCGCTGGTGGTATGTGCTACGACTGGTCTGGCAAGGGTCATCATGGCACGCTGACCGGCATGGACCCTGCGACCGACTGGACGACCGGAAAACTGGGCAGGGCACTGGATTTCGACGGATCGAACGACAGTGTAAATGTCGGAAACATTGTCGAGCCGGCAGGTGGCACGGGATACACGTTTACAGCATGGGTACGGAGGGCGGGCAGTAGCACCTATGCACTGTTTGGCCAGTCGGACAATAATGTTCGCAGGCACCTTGTGTATCTTCGGTCTGCGGGGCACGTTCGTGTGATTCTTGGTGACGGGGGTGGATCGTTCATCACACCAGACAACGGCACGGCTACAACGCTCGATAAATGGCATCACGTCGCAGTCACGTTTGAATTCGCAGGCGAAGTCAAAATATACGTTGATGGTGTGCTCGCTCGTGCTCCAAGCGTTGCTGGGAGCATTTCGCACATCGACACAGATGGAAACAGTGATGCAGTAGGAGCCAGGCAGCGAACATCATCGACGTCAGACCTAAGCCTCAACGGCCAGATGGCGGATGTCCGGTACTGGAACCGGGCACTGTCGCAGTCAGAAATCCGAGCTGTCTATTCCGACCCGTGGCAGGCGATTGGCTACAGACGGCGGGTCTTCCACAGCATTCCGCCTGAAGCGCCTCCAGGGAATAATTACAACAGTTTCATTCATGCGCAAATAGGGTCGTGCTAGCCATGCCGATGATTCCTGTAGATACAGCGGTTGTCATAACAGTCGGACCGCTATTTGACGATACAGATTTCAAAACATTGGAGACTGGAGTTGCTTACAATGCTCCCGGCATGTCTGTCGATCTCATTAAGTCTCCTTTGACTGGAGCAGGCTCAAAAACGGATCTGACTCTGACCTCTGGTGGATCTCAGGACTGGACAGAACTTGGCAATGGGATGTACGAGATTGAGATCACGGCCGCTCAAAACAATACCGAAGGTGAGCTCCAGATAGTCGGTGTCGCTGACGGTATTTTGCCTTTCATCAGTGCCAAATACCAAGTTGTACCTGAGCAGGTTTGGAATTCTTTGGTTGGGAACCTTGATTATCTTGATGTCAACATGGCCCAACTCCATGGGAACGGCTCCGCGGCTTCGAATTTGATGAATTCATTCTTCGGATCGACGTTTCCTAACGTCGAGCAGTTCTTTGAGAATTCTGGAATGCTGGTTCTTGGGACTACACTTCTTTCTGTTACGAGTCAGACTCAGATTGTTCTAGCAGATGGTTCGACTAAGGATGACGCCTACAACGGATTGTCAGTTCTGTTGATGGATGCAGGAGTGAAGACTGATCGATGTGTCAGAACAGTAGAAGACTATGACGGTGCCACCAAGACACTGACTCTCGACTCGGCTCCTGATTTTACGATTGCTGCGTCGGACGGTGTGTTTATCCATCCGACCCAATCGAATCTGACGAGAATCGGAGGATCGGTCACTGCCGCTGCTTCCTTGAAGCAGCAGTGCCTGTCTGTTCCTGTCGCTGCTGTCGCAACAGCAGCAGGTGATGCGAATACAGCGACTGCGTTTGATACGGATCTACCGACTGAAAATGATGATTACTACGGTAGCGCTGACGGCGGGTCGGTGGTCGCTTTCGTCGATGCTGAGACAAATCAGTATCAATTCAAGCGGATTGTGGCTTCAACTACGGTAAGTGGAAACACCCGAATTACACTTGAAGAAGCATTAGACGCAATTCCAAGTGACGGTGATGTTTTTGTGCTGTTTGGTAGAATCACAGAACTCACCTAAACCGCAGAAAGGCCTTAGACATGCTGGTCTTTCTGCAAGGAGGGTTGCAGCTACTTTCAGCAGCAACCAGCTCTTCTTCGAGTTCTCTGTCAAGCAGCAGCTCCGAATCATCGAGTAGTCGATCATCATCGAGTTCGATTTCGAGTAGCTCAAGTCAGTCATCGAGTAGTCAATCTTCGTCAAGCTCTGTTTCTAGTTCGTCGCAGAGTAGCTCAAGTTCTCTGTCAAGCAGCTCTGCATCGAGCAGTTCCAGCAGTTCGAGTTTATCATCGAGTAGTCAGTCGAGCAGCAGCTCGGTATCAAGTTCGTCTCAAAGTAGTTCGAGTAGTCAGTCGTCGAGCAGCCAATCAAGCAGCAGCTCAGAATCGTCGAGCAGCCAATCAAGCAGCAGCTCTTCTTCGAGTTCATCGCAAAGCAGCAGCTCTCAGTCGAGCAGTTCGAGTCAGAGCAGCTCAAGCCAATCGAGCAGCAGCTCTGAATCATCGAGCAGCCAATCTTCGTCAAGCTCATTGAGCTCAAGCAGTCAATCATCAAGCAGTAGTCAATCAGGCTCGAGCCAATCAAGCAGCAGCTCCGAATCATCGAGTAGCCGATCTTCGTCGAGTTCACTGAGTTCGAGTAGTTCGTCGTCAGTCAGCAGTTCGAGCCAATCAAGCAGCAGCTCTGAATCATCGAGTTCACTGAGCTCTTCGAGCTCTTCGAGCTCAAGCAGTCAATCATCTAGCAGCAGTCAGTCATCATCTAGTCAAAGCAGTTCAAGTCAGTCGAGCAGCAGCTCCGAATCATCGAGCAGTCAGTCGAGCAGCAGCTCCGAATCATCGAGCAGTCAGTCATCATCTAGTTCAAATTCTTCGAGCAGCCGGTCATCAAGCAGCAGTCAATCCGGCTCGAGCCAATCAAGTAGCAGCTCGATTTCTTCGAGCAGCCAGTCATCAAGTAGCCAATCGAGCAGCAGCTCTGAATCATCGAGCAGCCAATCTTCGTCAAGCTCATTGAGCTCGAGCAATAGCAGTCCATCTTCAAGTTCTCATTCATCTAGCTCAATTTCAAGTAGTTCGAGTCAATCAAGTAGTTCGAGTCAATCAAGCAGTCAGTCATCATCCAGCTCTCAGTCGAGCAGCAGCAGCTCCTCTTCTAGTTATTCGAGCAGCAGCCAATCGAGCGAAAGTTCATCAAATTCATTCTCTGAATCGTCTTCATCATCAGCAAGATTGGTCCATCCAGCCGGAAAAACAATCAATGCTGTTGGGGTATCTGCATCTTCATTCACGTCAAGTGGATTCACGTCAAGTGGATTCACGTCAAGTGGATTCACGTCAAGTGGATTCACAATACCAGTAACTGAGTAATCCATCATGTCGTTAATCCATGCGTATCAAAATCGAGGAAAAACCTGGGAATTCCAGATCAATGGATCTGACGGTTCTGCCGTTACTCCTGGTGATTCTGATAAAGTTCGGATTATCATTGGTCGAGAAGGACAGCTCGGAGTTGATTTATCGAATGCTGAATTGGTGGTCACATCTGAATCAAGCACAGATGCCGGATCGTCAATTACTACAGGTTCGACCAATACACTTCGTCTGGACGCAACTGATCTGGCATCGATTGAACCTGGGATTTACACTCTGTTCGTAGATTACTACGACAGTTCTGATGGCGATGAGTGGAAGAACGTCGACAGACAGGTGTTCAGTTTGGAGTCTACTTAAATGGGATCGATTGTCGACATCAGTGAAGTTCTCCTAGAAGCAGGATTAGCCGCATCTGCGACGGAGACAGAACGTGCAATCTTCGCTCAAGTCATTTCTCGAGTCGAAGGACTGGTGATTCAGCATCTTAGGTACGATCCTGTGCAGCGTACTCGAACTGAATTCTATCCTCTCCAAGAATTAAATCTGTCTGGGTCAGATGGTGTCTGGCAGGTGAATGCGAGTGCAGCTTATTTCGAAAGAGCTAACCAAGTCGCAGGCAATGAGCTTCAAGTTCGTCATGTCCCGATTCGGCAAAGAGATTCATCAGGAGATGGTGCAATCGATCTTCGCCTGGATTATGGGGCTCGATCAGGCACCAACGTCGGTTCGTTTTCAGAGTCCACCCAGAAGACAGAAGGTGTGGATTTCTGGCCTAATTATGATCAGCAGGATTCTTCGGGTTACGGTGTTTGCCGTGACGGAATTCTTCGGTCTCACGGAAGATGGCCTGTTGAGCCTGGTTCTGTCAAGATCACTTATCTGGCAGGGTATACTTCTGCTGAATTGCACGGGCAGGATTCAGCGGTAAACGCTCGACCCATTCTTGATGCGGTATTGACAGAATCAATCCGCCAAGTAGGCAAGGTTTATTCGAGAATGAAGAAGGCTCGCGGCGGGTTTGGTGTCGGTCCTCTATCAGGAGAAGACCTTGGGGATTACGCCTACACGACTAACGGTGATCTGATGTCGTCCATCTTCGGGACGGGTGAGAGTCTCTTATCCGAAACTCGTCAGAGTTTGTCAGAGTTTGTCAATTATGGATGGGCGATTGGAGGATAGCTGTGAGTCTCTTGGATTCTTTTCCGCACCTTTGCACTATCTCGAAGAGAACTCGATCTAAAGGGAACTCGACTACAGGTGGTTCGGTTGACGCAACTCCTGCGGTGCAGACAGGAGTCGAGTGCTGGGAGCAGCAGTTATCGTCGAAAGAGATCTTGGAGTTCCAGAAGAGAGAGCTAGTGGTTTCAAGAAAAGTGTACTTCTTGGCTGACCCGGGAATCGGAACGAAGAATCTAATCACCATCACATCGAGAGATGGACTGGCCATCCCAGAGGCCAGTCAAATTCCGATGGATGTAGTAGGCAACGCACAGCCTGACGCTAGTGCAGGCCTCGGCGTTGTGTATCGCGTGTATGTTGCCGAAACTACCGGAGACGGTATCTGATGCGTGTTTCTTGCGAAAATTTAGATGACTACACCGTCAATCTGGATGCAGTAGATGACGATCAGATTTTTGATGGTGTAGTTCGTGTCTCAAAGATTGTGCAACCTGAGAACGAAGTCAAGGATCAGGTTGCAATGTATTCTTCTTGTGTCATTGACGTAGACGACAGAAGCCAGTTCATTCTTGAGCTTGTGCTGCCTTGTGGTTACGATTACAAAGATGGAGGCAAGGACGCAAGCGGTGGTTCTAGAATGTACGCTGATGTTCGTGCAGAGCTAGAGGGCTATCTAGCAAAACGAAAAGTGAAAATTCTGCCTGGTGTGATCGATTTCTGAGGAGAACTTCAAAAATGACGAAAGTTGTCAACCATGAGACGAAAGAAGCGTGCACTGAGGCCTTGAAAGAGCAAGTTCAGGCAGTGACCAGCTCAGGTCGTCCGTGGATGGGTGTTCTGTTTCATGTTGACAGCAAAGGGTACATGCGTCTTGATCGAACGTCATGTGAGTTTCCGACTCACAGATTTGGAGAATGTGCTGATTTGCTGGTTGAATGTCTGCGAGAAGGTGCGGCTCAGGCGGCAGGCTTGAGTGCGCTGCCGAAGGGCGATCTGAACGAATTATTTCTACAGTCCGAGGAGGGTTGCAGTGGAGTGGATCCGTGAGTTGTGGGTAGGTTGGTGTGTTGGGCGGTATTTGAAAAAACTCCACCGTAGAGCACAAAATCTTGAGAGACAGTCAAAAGAAACTGAAAACCGCGTTCAGTGGAGATTGAGTAGGCTAGAAGAATCGGCCGCCGCTTTTGAATCTCGATTGAGCAAAGCACAGCAAGAAGTAGCCCACCTCGAGGCTATCAATAAGAAATATGAAACTGAGCTGGAGATCATTCGCGATGAATTGACGATCGCACAAGACGTCACCATACCTGGACTGATGTCCCAGTGCGACCGATTGATCCAGAAATGGAAAGCAGAATCCAGGATCGAAGTGATGCGGGCGACGGCGGCTCAAAAACAGACTGAAGAGTGAGTTCGATGAGATATTCTCCAATCAAGAAATCATTGGATGCCCGAGACGTGAATGCGTCGCTGGCTCGATCGGCAGCCTTAGATAGAATTGCATCTACTGGTGCCAGTGGTCTGCTGCAATCACTTTCGCCTGGTCCAGTTTCTGGATTTCTCAGCGAGTTCAGTTCTTCGGGGCAGGATGCTGAGAGATATCGGAATTATCGGCATTGGGTCTATTCTGCTGTCAATGCACTGGCTCTTCAGGGCTCAGGGCAAGCAGCTAATGTCGTGCGTCTTCTAGGCACTGGAGACCAGAAGCAGAAACCAAAGGTAGGTGAGAAACAGTACGCGACAGCAGAGTATCGGAAAAGAATGCCTTCGCATCTACAAGCGAAGGCTTCGAATCAGCAGATCGAGGTTCTCAACAATCATCCGATTTTGACTGCACTAGAAAAACCAAATCCAGTGCAGTACCGATTCCAATTCATCTACTCGTTCATTGCCAATCTTGCCTTGACTGGATGGAGTTATCTTGTCGGCGGAGAAACCGAGGACGGCAGCCTTGAATTGTATTCAGTACCGACTACCTGGATCAAACCAGTCCACCGAAATGAACTGTTTTCTGAATTCAGATTGGTGAATCCGAATAATCCAACAGCGGAAGGAGTCTTGCTTAGCAAAGAGAACGTGGCATTTGCTCAGCTGCCGGATCCAAGTGATTTATCAAAAGGATTGGCTCCAGCGGATGCTCAAGAAAATGCCATCTCAATCGATACCAAAATCCAAACCAGTCAAAGAAGTTTCTTTGACAACGGAATCTTCCCTTCTGTCATTGTGACAGTAGGAAGAGACCCGCATCCAGATGTTCCAGGAGGTATTCGCCCAAGACTGACAGCACCTCAAAGAAGGCAGGTTATCGGTGCGATTCGAAAGGTCGCTGGTGGGATTTCGAATTACGGTAATCCAGCGATTGTTGACGGCTTGATTGAGAAGATCGAACGGCTATCAGCTACTCAGACAGAAATGGGCTGGGAAAAAAGTGAAGGTCATGTCCGTACCCGAATCTTGTCAGCGTATGGGGTTCATCCATTCATCCTCGGCGAAACAATGGCCGGATCATACGCTCAAGCCTATGTGGTGAAGGATCAATTTTGCAGTAGAGTGAACACCTTTCTTGATCTGCTGGGTGTTGTGTCTACTGATTTTCTCGTTCCGATGGCTTCTCGGAATGATTCGCTTCGGATATGGTATGACCCGTGTGAGGCAAAAGATCCGGCACTTGACCAGAAGCTTTGGACAGATGCTCGAAGAAATCAAGATGTCACTCAGAACGAGTTCCGGGCTTTTATGGGCCTGCCGCCTGACGTTGATCGAAATGAATCAGTGATCAGTCATCAAGCACTCCAAGGAGTTCTGAATATTGCCGCTCAGTCGTACCAAGGCAAAGTCAGCCCAGAACAGGCATCCGCTATTCTAGAGGCAGCAGGAATTCCAACAGATTTAGCTGAAAGAATCAGTGGATCGGGCCTATCGGTTTCTCAAGGAATTGGAGCACTGGAAGAGGCAATGCGTGCTCTTGGTGGTATGTTGACGGATAAATCAGTCGATGCGGCTGAGATAGCTCAGAGGGTTGCATGCCGAGTCTGAGTCACAATGACCCGAAGTTTGCGATATCAGTCGGACTGCATTTCGCAGCGTCCGAAATTGCGAAATTGGCGAACACTCTGTGGAGGAAATCTACAGCAGATTTCTATTCGAATCAACGAAATGATTCAGAGGAAGCTTTGGCTGATTCTGTGCGGAAAGTGATAGATGAGCAAATCACTTCGGCAGAAACTGCACTAAAGGCATTGGCAGCCGCCGGCAGCTCGATACCGACAGCCGAATCTATTTTCAATCCATCGGATTGGACTTCTGCTCTGATCGATGCTTCACTTCCTCCTATGCTTCTGGGCATGGTGCAATCTGCTGGGGCTGAGTACGTTCGTCTTGGTAATCGTGCTCGAGATTTTGAAAAAGCATCGACAGCAACAGAATGGCTGAATGACCAGACGGACGGTGGGTTCGAAGATCTTGAATTTTTAGTTGTCGGTCCTGATGGAACACCGTCCACAGTAACAATTCAGATCACCACAGAGTATCCGGAAGCGATTAAGCAGGAGATCGAAAATCAGCTCAAGGAAACATTCGCTCAAGATTATTGGGTGGATATCGGTAATGAGACACTGAGCGACATTCACCAGTTTCTCCAAGAAGGATTGGTGAACGGAGCTTCGATCGTACAGATGGCCGAGAGCATTCGATCAGAGTTAGGAGGAACTTCTCGTCAAGCTGATATCAGAGCAAAGCGAATTGCTCGGACGGAAATGACCAATGCTCTTAATGGGGCTCGATCGGCAGCGATCGACGAGTTTTTTGCTGAGGTTCCTGATCTACCGATGAAGAAAGTCTGGTTGTCGATTCTTGCAGATACAACCAGACCTGAACATGCTGACTTGGATGGGGTCCCAGCTGATGAAGAAAATTTGTGGACGCTGGCGGGGTACCGTGTTCGATGGCCTGGTGATATCATTTTGCCCGCAAAGCATCGATGCCATTGTCTGTGTACAGTTCATGTAGAATTCGGAATGACTGACGCAGAAGCTCGTCAACTTCGTACTGAGTACGATGAACGTGTTTTGGTAACTCAAAGAGAAATGGAGTCAAGGGAAGATGGCTAAGTGTCCGAGGATTGGAGATCTCAAAGGAATACAACCTGTTTCGGCAGGCAGTAGAATTCTGGTGCGTATTCATCCTGGGACATCGAAGACCCAAAGAAAAAGGCTAGCGGCCAGTATCAACCGAATGATGGATACCGAGGTGTGTGTGTTGTTCGCAGACCCAGTATCAGTCACGATGTTGATAGCTCGGTGGACAGGGACTACACATGCTCAACCGGAGCGGTTGATAGGACCTGAGGACTCGTCTGTGCTGAAGCCCGAAGGCGGTACGATTCAAGTAAACTGCTCAGAGGTGGAGCTGGATAACAGTGATCGAATATTCGTTATCAACCATTCACTCACTGCTGCTGACTTCAAGAAATTTTTGATAGATCTGAGGCAGTGGTGCGGATCAACTGTAGAGGTGGTAGCCCCTTGACTGAATCAAAGCAGCAAGAAAGCAGCCAATCTCCAGGAAGCCGGCTGGTACGAGTACTTCAGCAAAGACCGGACGATTCGCTTGAGGTGTTTCTCAATAAAATGAATCAGTTCGATCGTCAATTTTGCGATATGATGGCCAACGGCTCAGAGTTCACCATTCGACTTGAAATACGAGGACAAGGAGGACGAGTTCTGCAAACTCGAGTCTATCTCGATGATGTAGGGCGTCCTCAAGCTCGAAAGGATTCCGATTGAATTTCAAGAATTGTAAAACTCTGCTCTTGTCGAACTGATAGACAGCCTTTAGCGTTTCGGTTCAAGCAGTCTGCCGCAGCCATAAACCGCCTAGGAGACTTTTCATTCGATAAGTCCTCTAGGCTTTTGTTTTGGTTGGAGAAAACTTCCAATGAAGAACGTGACTTTTTATCTCGGTCCTGCTCCGTCGAATTTGAGTACCCGGACGCTGACCATCACACGAATCCCGGATGCTGGTAATGACAGCTACTCTGCAGTTCACAACGCTGATGCCGGAGTAGTTGATAATGTCACTGTTGCTTTGGCGAGCAACATCATGTGGCAGGCAAAGCTCGTCGATGTGCTTGATTCAGGAGAAACATCGAATCCAGCAATCCTCAACTTCCACACAGGGTCACTTCAGTTCCCTGGGCCTGCGTCAGGTGATCGACTGAGTATTCTGTCGATGGAAGATCTGTCCAGCTCGAGTAGTAGTTCATCGGATTCATCATCTTCAAGTGAATCCAGTTCATCTCAGAGCAGCTCAAGTCAATCCAGTTCATCGTCTTCGAGTGAGTCGAGTTCATCGCAGAGCAGCTCATCGAGTCAATCGTCGTAAAGTAAATTCGATGATCACCCGGTCGTGTGCTGCTTGAAAGACTTTTATCAAGAATCAAACTTCGCTAGAGGCAGAAATGGCTGCTCGACAAAAACCTCAAACCAGTCCGGTGCTCGACAATACTGATGTTGATGCTGATGGATCAGATCGGGACAGAATTGTCAAGAGCCTGAGCACTGATGATGTGTTGTCGATTGTGCGGTTTATTCAGGTCAGTCCGCTCGAAGCTGTTCTACAGTTACGGCAGAAAACACACAGCACACTCAAAAGACTTGGAGTGTCTCGAGATCCGTCAGCGGCAATACCCTTTCGCCGAGCAGATGGATCTATCACTCCAGGAAGTATCTACACATGGCTTGATAGTGTTGATTCTGGAGACAAAGTGAGCTGTGAGCAGGTGGTGGCTATCGATGCCACGTGTTTGGTTCGGGGGATCTAATGCATCTGTCCTATGAGCAAATCACTGCCACAGGTGCAGTAAAGACAGCGGATAATCTTACGATTCCGCCTAAGGCAACTCATGCAGAAATTCAGGCTGATCCAGGCAGCAGCAGTATCAAATACACTATGGACGATTCAACTGATCCGACAACATCATCGGGCATGTCTCTAGTGGCTGGTCTTGCTCCGATGCTAGTCCTGATTGAAGATCTTCGTCGGATTCGATTCATCAACGACGGGTCTGCTGCAAATCTCGACATCCATTATTTAGGCGGCAGGGACATCTAGTTCTGCTAGAAGAAGTGACATATGCCCCATCCGAATACCGAACTGCTGAAGAAGATCAAAGCTCGGAAGTCTACGGCTACTGAGTTCAAGTACGGGATCCGGACAGCAGAAGAGTACGTCAAAAATCTGCAGGTCTGCGTCGGTGATGAGTTTTGCTGGAAAAACCTCACCGCCAGAGGAGTGTCATTTCAAGATGTGCTATCAAAGTCAGCCCGAACACTGACCTACAACAATCCTGAAATGACGGTTGAGGAGAAATCTCATACTGAATCTGTCGGCGGTGATTACGAATTGCCAAAGAACACGCTGATGGTTTTCAAGAACACCTTGACTACGTCCAGGATGGATCGTGACGGTGACATTCTGAGGACAGCAGGAGCTGAACCAGATCCTGAGATGCTCTTGCTTTGGCAGCATGTGCACACTCTACCGATTGGTAAAATGCTCGCCATCGTCGATCATACTGAGAGTAAACTTTCGGTGGTGACTGCTATTGTCGATATCAACGACCTGGCTCATGATTCGGCAGTGATGGTTGATAACAAAATGGGTCGGTTTTCTCATGGATTTCGGGCTCTTCAATTCAGTGAATTGAAGGCTGAGCCCGGAGAGACATCCAGTGGTGGATTTGACATCAAACGATTTGAGATTCTCGAAGAATCTCTAGTCAGTGTCCCGTCTAATGCTGACGCTGAGACTGAGGAAGTGATTCTGGATTTGGTCGAAGGCAAGCAGCTTACCAGCGGTGTCATGAAAGCGGTAGGAGCTAATATCCGAGAAAAGCAAACCACCACAACAGTTGCAGGTGGTTTGCCGGACGAATTGAAGGAGAAGAAGGGCGATGAATCAGACCAAACCAAACGAAGCTGCTCCTGCGGAGGTGCGAAGACAGGAAGTTCCGAAGGAGGAAGTAGCTCATCAACCGAAACCAAAAAGGATGAAACCAGAGAAGCGGCAGACACCAAAGACTCGAAAGGGTTGACCGAGAAGTGGTATCCGGTTTACGCAGGAATGCTCGATGATAGTTGGGAGAAGACTATTGAAGAGCTCGGAGCCCAGGCTCATCGGTTTCTCAAAGACAAGGGATTGGTACCCGAAAAGACTCCGGATAACTACGTCTATTCGTATGCCTATGTACTAGGAACCTGGGCAGGCGAAGCTGTCATTTGCTGCTACATTGACCAAAGCAGTGACGATGATGTCGAATATCGATATTACCAGGCATCTTGGAGTCAGAATCAAAATGAGGTAGCTGAGTTCTTCGGAGATCCTGTGCAGGTTGAGGTTTCGACTACTGTTGAGATCGAAAGGAAGACCGAAAAGGCAGTTCAATTGGACAAGAAGTCCGTTGACGAAGATTTGAACGCTGATGCAGACACCGACACAGGCAACGAAGTCCAAAAAGCGATGTCGGTGCTTATGGTGTCCGCAGATGAAGCTGAGCAGAGACGACTGGTGAATGTCTTGTCTAAGCTGCTTGAGCAGAAGAAAAACCATCGAGAATTCCAATCCATTAAAGGATTGGTAGGCTCTAAGTGATGCACGGAATCCCGGCGGTCGGGAAGAGTGTTTTGTTGACTGTGAGATGAAAGGTCATACGATGAAACTCACAGCCCGTCTTCGGAAGTGGTTGATTGACGAAGTCAACGTCAAAGCCAATGCCACGGACGAAGAATTTCTGAAGGCCGCCGGTGCGGCACTTGCAGACGGTTCGTTGTCGGTCGAAAAGTACTCGGAACTCACAACGGACGAAGAAGAAAAAGCCGTCTCGGAACTGCAATCGACACTCAAGTCAATTGCGGATGGGATGGCTGCCATCAAAGAGTCGCTTGCTCAGCCGAAGTCTACTGAATCTGCTCCTGCTGAAGAAGAGAAACAGAAAGGTGGAGCAGACGAAGGCGGCACGAAAAACTCAGAACCAGACGGCACTAAGGCTGTCGGTTCGGACGGAGCAGCGACCGGAGACACGACGGCCATGTCGATTGAGCAGATCCGGCAGGCACTCGGCCACAATGCCGGCGGTGATGATCTTCTGGATGGTTCCAAGTCAGTTTCTGCGGCACCTCGTGTCAAGAAGGCTGTTGAATCGTACGGGACGACCAAATCGGCTCTGGTGTACCCTGATCGTACCCAGAAAGGTGGCGTGCACACCTTTTCCGGTGAGCGTGTCACGGACATGGGGCGTGGGCTGGATTCGGCATCTGAGCGGGGCAAGGCGCTGGCAGGGGCTTGGGCTAAGTTCCAGCTCGCTTCAGCAATCCCAAGAATCGCCGGGTCTGCTCAGCGTGCCTGGGAAATGCTCAGCGACCACGAGAAATGCCTGCTGCACCATCTATGTGCAGAAGAGCAGTGGGACTCCAGTGTCGATGAGAAATCCCGAATCCAAAAAGGCTATGCCCCCGGCGGGATCAAGGCGCTTATCGACGACTCAACGTCAGGCGGCCTGGAAGCTGCTCCAATCGTGTTCGATGACATGGTTATCGAAACTCCTCTTCTTTACGGTGAGCTTTTTCCTCTGGTAAACACCGTACCGCTGGCACGAGGTCGTCGGATCGAAGGGGTGGAAATTGGGACGGTGACGGGAAGCTGGGGCGGGGTTGACGACTCCGCTATCAACCTGTTCAATACCGCGTCGTACGTGTCAGCGTTCGATACGACCATCTTTCGGTGGGAAGGTGCTATTCGGATTGGACTGGACTTCATGTCCGACACGCCTCTTGATTTTGGAGCGGCTATCACTCGCCAGTACGGTGAACGGTTGCTCGAGGATCTCGATGACGTGATTGCTGTCGGGAACGGCACGACTCAGCCGGAAGGCGTGATGAACAAGTCCGGGGCGACGTCTGTTGCATTCGGCGGCACCACTTCCCTTGGCAACTATGAATCTCTTCGGTTCGGTGTTTCCAAGGCAGAGCATCGATCGACTATTGCCCGTACCGCTGTTTTCTGCGGAACAGAAACCAGCTATCAGCGGGCTCGAGCAATTCCGGTCGGTGCATCGGATGCACGTCGTCTGGGTGGTATGAACTATGATTCGTACACTTGGATGGAACGCCCGTACAAGATCAATGAGTCTCTTTCGAACTCGCAGATCTTCTACGCCATCCTTGCTCGGTACCGGATGTACCGCCGACGTGGATTCTCAGTTCGACAGTCCACTGAAGGTGATACGTTGATCCGAAACAATGAAATGCTGATGGTGGCCATGGCTCGCTATGGCGGTCAGGCTGAGCGTGGTGCAGTTGTTGCTTCGACGACGACTGCTCCTGCGTAATCTCGCTGAGTTGGCTGTGTAGCTGACTCTCGCCCTGCCTGGGGGACGACTTCCTCGGACGTCCCCCAGGCTTTTACTGCATTCCGAGGAAACCAAGGGCGAGAAGAGGAACATAGATGGCTACTCAAGAAGCTATCGCTGAAATGGCGACACTGACAAAGTTTTCAGTTGAGGCTGATCATCCGCAAAATTCAGATCTTCTCATTCAGACGATTCCTGGATGTCGGTTGCGGAGTTCAATTTCAGGCTCGAAGCCGGTTCGAGATGCAACAACAGGCAAGATCATCGGTGTACCAAAAGACCGGGTACTTGCTTTGGGCTCTCTGCCTCGTATTCCGGGAATGGTGATCACGGTCTTTCCTCTGAAAAAGACTTACGAGATCACTGATGGTCTCGAAGGCGAAGATGAAATCCTTGCCGAGATCAAGCGGTGGTTGAAGGAAAATCGACAAGGAGGAACGGACTCCGAGCTTCGACCTGTTCCAAAGAGTGAAGGGAAACTGGACGCAAACTCAATGAAAACTCTTTGCCGAGAGCTGTACCATATCGTCGAAGCGGACGAAGGTAAGCTCGTCGAAGGGCCGTCGAGTTTGAGTCTGGAAGACATCGACGATCTCCCAGGAGATTACCTCCTCAATCCAGGCAGTCGAGTTTTCAATACGCAACCCAAACTTGAAAAAGATTTTGATTCTTGGGTTGCACGAATGTCATCTTCGTCAAGTGAGAACTGATGCCGGTCAAGTCGATACAACGTGCTCAGGCAGTAGAAAGAGCTCGCGTCCGTCGAGTGTCTGCTGCCCAAGCACGTCTTCGGCGAGATGAGTGGTTCATCAAAGAAAGACTGAACGAGATCCAACTCACCTTGTGGCAACGAATCCGCATCGCGGTGATGTTCGTTAAGACTAAGGTGGTGCTGAATATCAGCAAACCAGTTACCCGAGGCATCAGTGCTCGGACCGGTCGAGTTGTTGTCATCGAACGAAGTAAGCCAGGAGAGTACCCAAGAGCCGATACAACTCTTCTGATGAAGTCTATCTTCACTGACACCGTCAAGACATCACCGGGTGTGGTGGACGGGTTCATTGGGTCACCTGTGTGGTACGGATTGGTACTCGAAACAAAATTGGATCGTCGATTTCTGACCAGAACCCTCTTTGAGCAGCAGGATAGAATTCGACAAATCCTTTCAGGTCCGATTAAATGATTGGGTCTCGAGATGTTCATGAGGCTGTGGCGACTGCTTGGGATTCAGCAGATCTCGACGATCTATTCACTGCTTACTGGGGTGGTGATGATTCAGATGATTTTCTTGTTCTCAATGATCAAGAAGCCGCTCCTGAGCAGCCGTTTCCGTACTGCATTTTCAATCAAGAAGAGCCGATTGTTGTCAACAGGATGTCTGGCACTCTGTCAGCTCGCCGAGAAGTTCGAGACATCATCTGGGAATTTCGAGTCTATGCCAAAACGGTGGACTCAACGGCGGCTAAGGATGTTGCTGGTGCTTTAGCTGAAGAAATCATGAAAGTGTTCGGAGGCCATCCTACCGAAACGCCTTCAGCTCTTTCGTTAGATACTGGTCAACATCTGATCACTCAATACCTAACAGATTACGGAATGCGGCTTGGGGATAGTGAGCACTATTGGTTGGTGCGATATCTGTTTCGGGTCGATGTACCGGTAGCTCAGTAAGGACTGACCGATGGGAACGCGATCACTGACAACGCCGACAGCCTTGGCGCAGATTACCGCGACAGTGGTAAATGCGTCGGACGTAAATTCCAGTGTTTCGGTTTCGGGCCAGGTAAAGGCTACCAAGAAATCTTCGATGACGAATGGAATCGGTTCTAACCAATCGAATCGCGCGTGGCAGTTTTCTGGGACGATTCCGTCGGGAGCGTCCATTGTCATCGATCTGTACGATTTTTCCGGATACGATTTTGGAATGGGTGATGGTAATGATATTACCGGACAGGCACTGACTGTCGAAGAAATCACAGCAATTCAGATCCAGAACGATAATGCGGTGACGGCGGATGGTCAGCTTGAAATTGAACCTGACTCGACTAATGGGTGGACGCCGATTGGTACCCACACAGCCGCAACAGGCGGTGCTCTGCGGGGCGGCGGTGTGCTGCACAAGGCCCAACCTGCGGCGGCGGCTTTTGATGTCGTTGACGCATCCAGCCACCGATTAAAGCTGACTGCAAACGGCGGCGCGGTGGTGTACACAATTGCGTTGATCGGTCGACACGATGATGACGAAAGCAGTAGCTCTTCGAGCAGTTCTTCGTCATCGAGCAGCTCATCCCAGTCAAGCAGTTCTTCGTCATTGAGTAGTTCATCGTCGTCAAGCAGTTCATCGCAGTCTTCTTAATCAAAGAATCTGATCCACTCACTTCCGTTTAACGGAGAAATGACATGTCCAGCCTCGATACTCTTACCGGACGAACCGGTAAGGTTTCTCTTGAAAATCTCGAAGACAGCACAGAAAGTCTGGTTGCTCGAATCACTCAATGGGCGGTGAATCCGACCTTGGCTACCAGTAGTGAGTGGGGTGATTCAGATTCAGCAGGATACACCAATCGTGCGTCGGGTCGAAGAGATGCGACGTTCGATACGGAAGGAAAATACGATACGACCGACGAGGTGTACCAACTTTTCAATCCAGGTGATACGCTTCGCGTGACCCTTTGGTTGAAAGAAGATCTTGAGGTCACCCCGAACGTCAGTTTGTACTGGGATTTCCCTCGGGCACTGTGCAATGATTTCCAGTTGACAGTGAATGTCGACACAGAAGAAGTCATTGGGTGGACTGCTGCTTGGGGTGCTGATGGAATCTTCTATCGACCAGGACAGACAGATCAACCAAGCCGAACGCTGCCGGATCCATCGTAAATTCGGTGGATTTGAATCCGCCTGTCTGTGTTACGGTGGAACGGCAAGAGCCAGGCGGGATACAACCTATCCCGCCTTTTTCTTTACTTGAGTTTTCCGAGGAGATGAAAGATGGCTGAGGACGTTGCGAGGGCACTAGGTGCTGGTTCAGGGAAAACGGTTACGATTGCGGGTAAATCATGTAAGGTGCGTCCACTGAATCTCGGGGAGTTGGCAGAGCTTCAGAGAATCTGCGCCATTCGGTGGAAGAAGCAGAAGCTGAACGAGTTTGCCGAGATGATTCTTCCGGGAGAAGATCGAGATGCACTGATCAGGGATAAGAGGCAGCAGCTCAGTGAACTTGACGCTGAAGATCTGCCGATGAGGGAGGTCTACAGTTGTGCAGGCACTCCGGCTACAACACAACTGGTTCAGTTTCTTCAGAATATGTTTCCTGATTTGGCGCCGGATGTCTTGGAGCCGGGTCCGAAATTGGATCGGATTGCTGAGGCGTGCCTTGATCAGAATCGAATGTCTCCTGAGCAGTATAAAAAACTCACCAACGGACGGGATGCTTCTGTTGTGGCATCTCCCTACGCTGCATGGTGGGTTGGCGGTACGATGGAAGGTATGCTTGAATCGTGTTGGCTGTGCTTTCAGCATTCAGGTGTGACACGGGATGAGCTGTTCGAAGAACTTTCAAGCACTCCTGGCCGACTGAGTGAGATTTCGAAAGAAATCGAGCACATGTCTGCTCCTGAGTCGGGAAATGGATAGGGCCTGTTGATAAGCAGCCGAGCAGCAGGCCCGATGCCCGGCCGATGGATCTCTTGTGCGGATTGACACCTCGCCACATCAGAAGATTATGCGATCCTCCAACCTGGGACTCTGCTGGTGGATTTGGTTACCGTCCAAAAGATGTTTCGGAGTTGACCCTTGATCAAGTGTTCATGCTCCTTGCTGATCCGAAGTACCTCAGAGCAGGGCCTGTCCGAGGAGTATCCATGGACGGTTCAGCTGTCGCTAATCTACTCAAACCTGATGGAACTGTAGACGCTGTGAGTTCTACTGGTGAGAAGATCAAGCTCAAAGGCACCGGTAAAACCAAGGTAGAGCAGATGAGAGAGAAGCAGGCCAAGAGGGCGGCTGAGAGATCAGCTGCTTCAGAAAGAAAAGGCAGAAAGAAACGGAACCGAAATGGGTATTGAGCTTGCTCGTTTGTTTGTTCGTGTCCGAGGAGATTCTTCGGGTCTGCCTGGAGATATGAACAGACTTCGAGGGTTCATGCGAGATCAGGCTCGCAGCATCTCCCAAGCTGGAACTATTCGGCCGAGGATCGATCAGGCTCGATTTCGACAAGACGTCCAAGCAATGGTTCGGATGTATGTCGAGAGTTTTCGAGGAGCCAGTATCGTCGCTGGGGGACTACTGGCTACGGCGGCTCGCAAGGCGACAGGACTGGTGACAGAGTCCGTAGCAGAAGCTGGTCGATTTGAGCAGACTCAAGTCGCTTTTGAGGTTATGCTTGGCAGTGCAAGAAAAGCTCAGAAGACATTGCAGCAGCTCACTGATTTTGCTGTTCGCACTCCCTTCACTTTGCCTGGTGTAGAAAAATCTGCGCAGCAGCTTTTGGCTGTTGGATTTGGAGCATCCGATCTACTTCCCATTCTAAAATCTGTAGGCGACGTTGCGGCTGGTATTGGTCGAGGTGAAGTCGGGCTGGAGCGGCTTATCCTGAACTTGGGTCAGGTTAAGACCCAGGGTCGATTGACTGGCCGAGAACTGCGGGACTTCGCAGTCCTTGGTATTCCGCTTCTCGACGAACTCGCCACGATGCTAGGCAAGACGACGTCGGAAATCCAGCAGATGGTTTCTCAAGGAGGAGTTTCTAGCCGCATCGTCGTTCAGGCTTTCAATCGGATGTCCAGTGCTGGTGGGCGGTTCGCAAATCTGATGACCCGCCAAGCAGAAACTCTTTTGGGGATGTGGAGTAACTTTGTCGACTCTGTTATTGTCCTCAAGAGAGAGATTGGACAGAGCCTAGCTCCAGTTGCTCTTGAATTTGTCCGCATACTCCGTGATATGCTGACTGGTTTCCAGGCAGTGATTCAGGCATCCCAGGGGTACATCCCAATGATGCTGGCAGGTGCCGCAGCTACTGCTACGTTTGGCGCCGCTGTCGCGGCTGCTGTGGTGGCTATGAATATTTTCGGCATAACAGCCCGTGGGATGCTTTTGGGTACCGGAATCGGTGCAGCAGTAATTGCTCTAGGGGCAGCTATCGGCGCCTTCGTCAACTGGCTTCGGACTTCGCAAGAAGGGATGGCACTCTGGGCCGATATTTCAAAAGAGTTAGTGGCTCTGTGGGGCCATTTGAGGCTTATTTTGGAATCGTTTGTGGAAGGATTAGGAGTTTTCACTCCGAGCATCACAGGAATGTTTCGAGCGATCGCTTCGGGTTTACTCGATATTCTTCGGCTTCTGAATTTCCTTACTGCTGACTGGGCGGCTACTTGGGATTTCTTCGAAGCGTACGCCATGCAGCAGTTTAATTTGATACGGGCGGAATTTGAAGATTTTGCTAGATACGTGGCGGCGAGTTTTGTCGGGGTAGGTGCTGCTGCGTCCGGGTTGTTTGAGATGTTGGGAGCAGGCTTTGCTTCAGTAGGCGCTTTCATAGTAGGCAGCGTACTCGGTGCTGTTTCATCTATTGGTAGAGGAGTGTCGTCTGTTTATGGGTTTGTGACTGGGCTGTTTTCTGGGTTGATCAGCTTTACCGAATCTTCAATGGCTGCGTGGGCTGATGTGTTTGCTTGGTCATTCGACGCTGCTCGATTCGCTCTTCAGAGTTGGTTTCAGATGTTTCGCGGAATCTTTACTGTAGACATCCCATCGATTTTGTTTGGGTTTGCCAAGGGATTTGCTGGCACCTTAGAAACAATGGTTGCTTTCTTTGTTGATTGGGGGCGGTTGCTGTGGGGTGCAGCACAGACCATCGTCAATGAGATTGTTCATGTTTGGTTCAACGGATTTAGCGGCATTTCAGAATTCACTGTCGGTGTATTTGACTCTGCTTTTGGGTTTATTCGGGATGGATTCTTAGCTCTGTGGGAATGGATCAAACAAGGTTTCTACTCCGGCGACATTTTTTCCGGGTTGGTGGATGGATTCACAGCAGCTCTAGAAGCAGCGAAAGCGCTGGCGTTAGGCGCCGCTGATGACCTTATGAGGCAGTTCACCGAAGGCTTTTCTCAAGCATATGACGAATCAAAAAATCCATTTCGAAAGGCTGCCGAAGACGCGTCCCGTAAAATGGATGAGGCTATGGAGAGGATGGAGTCGGCTTTCAGTCGTCGATTTGGATCAGGAGGAGGACCTGATGCTGCTCTTGGAGAAGATGGAAAAGGCGGCAAAGGTGCCGGAATGAACCCGTCTGCTTCTTCGTTTCTTGACGCAGGTCGGTACTCCTTCACTGGAATTGCTGACAAGATCCAGGATGCTTTGTTGTCTGAGCAAGAGAATGCCCTAGATCTCAAACGGAATTCTCTTTTAGGGCAAATCAACAACACACAGACTCAATTGCTTGCAGCAGCAAATCGCCCAAAGAAATTCGGGCTGGAGTAGACGATGTCAAGTAATTTGAATGATCCTACGAAATGGAGACTCAAGACCACTGGAGGAATTCCATACAAACTCCTTCAACAAGAAGGCGATTTTGGACTTGAACAGGCTGACGTTACAGTTGATGTCTTGGTGCAGGCTAGTGATCTTTTGAATTTCTTTTTGGAGATGATGCCGCCGCCCATTCAAGTCGGAAATGTTTCTGTTCCTCAGTCATCGACTCTCCCTGGTTTTCCTCAGATATCAGTCAAGCGAATCAAATTCAAATCACATGATGCAGCGTTTCCTATTGATCCGTTCGGAATTGATTCATCACCTCCTGACAACACCTATTATCCGGTTGTGCTGTGCCAGTTGTTCTACAGCTCGGAGATGAAAAATCGAGATACAGACGAAGATGATCCTCAGACTTTTCTGGAAATCACTAGTCGAGCGGGCGGCGAATTTATCAATAGCACGGGCCCAGGTGCTCGATGGAAACCTGAGCAGAATAGTCTTCTTGAAGATGGCGATGACCAAGAGCCGGGGACTTGGATTGATCCCGATACTGGAAAAGTTCTTGGAGCGAACGAAGAGAATCCGCGATCACCGAATGAGCAGGTCAATCGTGATCCTGGGCTGCCGATTTTGATCAGAGTCCCGACAACACAATGGACTCTTCGGTGGAATCAGATTCCGTTTGAGTTGTATGAAGATGTGATCGTGTACCGGTGTCGCCAGTTGATTGGCCGTGTCAATTCCGGAACATTCGACGTGCCTTTGTTCAATACTCTAGAACCTGAGACACTTCTCTTTGATTCTTATGGGCACACTCAACGCCATACGTGGCGGGATGGTCTAGTCACCACTCCTCCGGTTGATTTAGAGATCAACTTGATCGAAAAGAGAGTTGTGTGGAATGGCGTTGTGTGTGGACACAACCACTTCTGGAGACCAGGTTTCGGTTGGCAACGTCTCTACATTGACGATCAGCAGACTCCAGTGTATAAAGGCTGGGACTTCAATTTGTTGACTCAGGTGTAGAATGCATCCCGATCTACCAAAGAAAAGCTCAGGCGACGCACTCAGCGCGAATCATGTGAATAAACTGAGTGAAGCCGCCGAATCGGCATTGCGATTCGTGCCTGGAGGAGGGCTACACGGTGCGCCTGAGCAGGTGGTAGCTCCTGCTCCCTTTGTTCAGAGAGTCATGGAGGTGGTTTCGGGGACTTGTGACTGGGAGGGAGATCCCGCATTCGCCGACCAATACAGCAACGATCAAATCTACCAAATCCGTCCTAAATTCTATGAATCGACACTAGGGCGATGGGTCATCAATGAAGAAGAAGGCCCGTACTGTCTGGACGCCTCTGCAGTCAATCAAATCTATGCGGTAGGTAGTACCTTAGTCGCGTACTATGATCCCCAGAGAGGAGCATTTATTCCCGTTGTATCCGGTTCAAGCGGAAGTGAGACTATTCACTTCGAGATCATTGACATCGGAAAAGACTTAGGAAAGAATGCCACTGGGTGTGATTTTGTTGAGGCTGTAGTCACTCAGATTACGTGCGGCGGCGGTACTGTTGCTGTCGGTGACGAGGTGAGGATCTGGGATCCGGAATACTGCCACTTCAACATTCCTCGAGATTTGTTAATTGGGCTGCACGGTGTTGCCAATAAGATGGACAACCCCATCTCTGCTTATGATCTTGACCAGTTGGTGGATTGCCAGTATCAAGTCTTAGCAGAAGGTGATTGTCGTTGGCTGGTTGAGCATCTAAGTTGTGCTGAGCAGTACAACATTCTCTAGTGCGGCGGCGTAGTGTTTGGCGGATAGATTAAGAACATGCCACAGCCGAATTATTTGATAAACGCCCCAGATGAATCTGATACACCTGACAGATTCAATCGCTCGCCTAGATGCCAAGATCATCGAGACGGAGTGCGTACCGGATACTCTGATTCTTGCTGTTGCTGTAATCCGTGTCTCTATTATCAGGTGCTCGACTCGGTCATTGGTCCTGAACACTGCTGCCAGTGCAATCCTCGAATGATTGTAGCGCGGTTTGATCCTGATGATCCTGCCGATCAGTGCTGTCGATACGAGATTATCCCTATGTTCTTGGGAGTGTTGGTTGGATCGGATGACCCAGGGCTAAACCTAAACGATTATGTGGTACTGTACACTGGCACCGTGGCAGGCATCACTATTGAGGTCACGCTCACTACCTATCCACTGAATAGTGAAAGTCAGTACGATAGATCGTGTTACTGGACCATCAAGATTGATCAGTTAGGTATCAATGAGAGGATCGAAATTGATCACCAGGTTGTCACGTGTCTTGGTGTTCCTGCAATTGAAGTTGAGAACGTGACGGCTTATGAAAGCTGTACCGGTACTCTGTCTCTTTCGAATTTCGAAGCAGAGTTGGTGCCATTTCAGTATCGACAATTTCCTTCTTCGTTCGATCGAGGAGATCCAGAGTCTCTTTTGGTTGATGTACCTGAAATGGAGTGCATTGACTGTGATTGGGATGCTGAAACTTCAGTTGGTCAAGTACCTCGGTTTCTGTGTCTTTTCGGAGTCAAAGAGCCGTACTCGGCAGGTGGATTTGAATCAGCTCGAATCAAACAAGAATTCGAGTGGGATTTTGATTATCTCCAGACTTTGGTTGATAATCCTCTTCAGGGTGAATTTTACGCAGGGGATGTCAATCCTCCTCGGTATCTAGTGACTAAGGTTTTGGGTCGATGGAGATCACCCCTCTACAACACTACCACAGGAAAAGTCACTCGGATAGATTACATCTATCTTTGCCAGGACTACACTGAGTACGATTCAGTGTACGGTGATACTATTGTTCGTTGTGATCTTCGTACAGACTTCAAAACTCCTCCTGGATTCAGAGTTTACGATACGATTGCAGATGACGGAACAATAGACGAGCACGGGGAGATCTTTCCGATCATACCGCTATCATCTAGTGGATCTTGTGGTTGCGGCTTAGAGCTGACGGTGTTCTCTGATAAGAATTTTGATCCATTCCGCTCACCGCACTTTAAGCTTACTTCAGGCCGATGTCAGTGCTATCAGCATTTTTGCGGAGATTCTTGCCGGTGCCTCCCGAAATATCTTTGCGGAATGTTCTACGATGAGAATGGTGATTTCTGGTACAACATACTCTTCACCTGGAATCCTACTCGCAAATCGTACCAGTCAACAGGCGGTGCCCAGAATAATGGTGATGAGTTATCGACGTCTCTTGAGATTCGGTTGCAGAATATCTACGGTGAGTGCTGGTTGACATGGGAATACTCCGGTGAGTATGCAGCCTTTGATATTGAGCCTCAGCAGATTCAGTGCACTTTGCAACCGCTGCTGTCAGCAACTTTTTACGGATATTCGGATGATCGTGCAGTGTATCTGCATGTTCATCCAGCATTCGAGGGTAACTGCGAAGAACTGATCGTTTGCAATGAGGCTACTCCATGCGCCACCAACTGCGGTTCGCACCCCAAGGTTCTAATTGCTTCTCTTTGGGCTGGTAATCCGCCAGGTGTAGGCGAGCCGGGGTTTTACTCCAGTTGTGCAATCGATGTCACCTTGGTCTACTATGAAGAAGTATTCATTCTCGGAGACGCTGAAATTGAGATCGGCTGCGGTTATCGTGGATTTCATGTGCTTGAGTGTATAAACTTTCTAGGAGACCCTGAATACCTTCTACTTTCTTTTGAATACAAGAACGGTGTGTTGACTATTGATCAATCAGGAGTGTCTCCTCGGCCTGGTACTGGTGGTAGTGAAATGTGGGAGATGGCCTACGAGACGTGTGATCCTTATTACAGCCACTTCTATGCCGAGTACCCAGGTCCGTCTGAAGTGCTCTGGTGTTGTGGAGAAACTATTCAGGCCGTCCAGATTGTCATACTTGAGGCTTGATTGACTGATGGCATCCTGCAGTGACATATTCCAAAAAGACACATATCCATGGAAAGTCTGCATGGGTCAGACAAAAATGGATCGAAAGAAAGTAGCGGCTTATCGTTCTCGACTAGGTGTCGACGAATTTGATCTGAAAGAGAGTGGTGGATCGGTAATTTCAGGCACGCCGGAGCAGCAACCAAAGCCAAGATTAGTTTTTCATGGCTACTCTAAAGATACAGCAGTTTCCGAATTTGAAGATTTGGCAGCTCAATTTCAATTTGGTCCTGGTACTGAATTGAAGAAGATCTTACAGAAATTCGGTGTGCCTCCGTGCGCTGACTGTGATAGTCTGGCGTTGGTGATGAATCAGTGGGGGCCTGGTGTCTGTCGGCAGAGAGTTGAAGATCTTGTCGATGATATGCTGCCTCGGGCTGTTACGTGGATGTCTCAAGAGCATCCGTGGGCCCATCGATTGCTCAAAGGGGTTGTGGAAAAATCAGCCATTAAAATCACTCTCCGCAAGTACATCCATCAAGCCATTGATGCGTATGTTAAGAGTGTTGAGAATGGAACTCAAAACGAAAAGAATCACCGCGAAGCTCGGCTAAAGCAGATTCGACTTCAAGCCTCTCAGCCTCGTCGAAAGAAAGGCGGCTGCTCTGGATGCGGAGGTGGTAAGCGGGCCCGAAGAGTATCTGGTTCGAGTAAACCTACATTAGGCAGAGGAGTTAGACCTGACATCTCAAATCTTACGTTCTCGACTGCCTTCGGGAGATATGCTGATACCGGTCATAAAGATGTGAAGGATGTTAAGTCTACTCCATTTGATGGAGAAACTATCAGGAATCTGATCTACCACATCTACCCAACTGGTCCTCATTGGAAATGGAATCTTGATCAGTTGATACGGCACATTGATCAATTCAATGGACGGAGAATTGTAGGTATTGCTGTAGACAATGAGTCTGCTTCTGCAGATGAAGTCCGTAGGTATCTTGGAGGACATGTCTACGAGTATATGGTGTTCAAGAATTCTAAGAATTTCGGTGAGATGACTTCTTTCATGCCGTTGATTCAGCAGCTAGAGACACGGGATCCGAATCACATCACATTTCGAGGACACGCAAAAGGCGTTTCGCAGGTCACCAAAGTAGTACCGCACATCATGGGTTGGGTGGAAATGTTGTACACCACCAACCTCGGTGACCCTGGGTTGGTAGAAAGGCAATTGCGATCGAATGCTGTTACGGGTGCTTGCCGAAAATGGGATTTATTTTATAAGAGCAGAAAGACACTCTCGTATTCAGGTTCAATGTATTGGTTTCGGAACCACTGGTTGTATTCTCGATCTTGGCAGTCTGTTGTGCTTGCTCGATGGGGGTGCGAAGAATACCCAGGTAGATTGTTTCGGCCAGAAGAATCAGCTGTCACCTGCTTAGACAACACAGGATCGATGTATTCAGCGGCCTACTACCGGGATAAGGTGCTTCCGACGTATGAAAAATGGCTAGAGGCGCGCGGCATGAGCCTCTCTGATCGAAAGCTACCTAAAGGAGTGAAGGCGTGATTATCGGTCCTGATTTTGTGATTGGCCATATCGGTAAAACTGGAGGAGATGCTGCGAAGCAGTATACAGAAGCTCTTCGACCGAAAGGAGTGCACTGGTACGCAATCACCAACCCAGACAAACACCTGCCGCCGCACCAAGTGGTAGATCTGGAGGCCCATGATCTGGTTCTCACTTTTCGTCGGCTGCCGTCAATGGTGTTATCTTGGTTTCATCATTTCGGATGGCAAAGGACTCGATTTGATTCTAAGAGTGAAATGGTTGCTGCTATGGTCGAGTTTACTCGACCAGATGAAGTATTGAAAGAATTTGTGTCTGAATCAAAGCGCATTCCCTACTTCATTCGGTGCGAAAATCTTTTTGATGATTTGATAGAATTCTATCAGGCAAAAGGCGTTCTGGTTCAAACCCTGCAGGCTGCTCGGTTGTTTGAAGGAATCGAGACAAAACCAAAGCGTCAGTATCAACATCGAATTTCAAGCTGGTTCTCGTCTGGCCAATTGAAACAACTATATCAGAATAATCCACTTTGGTCAGAGTACGAAAATCGGGTGTACGGTTATCTGGTGCGGTAGTTCTTCAGAATGGCTCGAATATGAATTCCAAACAAAAACAAAATCGAACTGAGCTGCTGCAGAATTACTGCCAAAGCCATCCAGATATCGATGAGCGGACTCGATCTTCTTTGAACTCAATGCTTCTGAGGTACACACGATATCCACAAGCAAAGAGTGCCTTTGGCAGGCTCCCTGTACACTCGATGGCTGTAATGGATTTTGGGTGCGGAGTCGGGGACTATGGGTACATCGCTCTCAAGTACGGCCACAAAGTCACGTTCTTCGACAACAACCCAGAGATGATTCGATTTGTCCGTTGGAGGATGGAAGGTATGGGCCGGAAAGCCGAATACAGCACAACTCAACCTCATTTCAGAGAATTTGATGCAGTGGTATTCGGTGAAGTTCTTGAACATCTAGAATCGCCTTTGGCGGTGATCACTGATGCTCTTCAGCATGTGGAATTCTTAGTCACCTCAAGCTACCCGTTGCCTCATTCAGACGAGTACTGGCAGCATCCAGGACATACAAAATCAGCCAGAAAGGAATCGTCAGAATGTCTGAAGCTGCTTCGATCAAAGTGCTATGAAATTAAAGGGCTTCAGCAGCTTCGAGTTTGGGCTGTGAGGTGATTCAGTGTTGACTTTGATTACACCGACGGGAGATCGACCGGAAGCGTTTGCGCTTTGCGAGTATCTGATGTCTCGGCAGACCTGCAAGGAAGATCGCCAGTGGATTGTGGTGGATGATGGGAAAACCCCCACAGTACCCGTCTTAGGTCAAGATTACATTCGACGCACTCCGCATCGGAGTGATCCTTCGCACACCTTAGCCACCAATCTGGCGGTTGCTTTACCAAGAATCAAAGGAGACCGGATCGTCATTATCGAGGATGACGATTACTACTGCCGAACATACCTCGAAACTATGCTCCAGAATCTCCAGAAAGCTGATTTGTGCGGAGAACGAGGAGCCAAATACTACCACATTCAGAGCCGGAGGTGGTACTTTTGGTCGGACCACCAGCACGCCAGTCTATGTCGAACTGGATTTACCCGAAAAGCTCTCAAGGCTTTTGAAGGCACTTTGAGTAGTCTTCCTCGAGGCGACTGGAAAGTTGACATGGCTTTTTGGAAGCGATTTCGTGGAGCACGGAATCTCCGGGACTCAACTACCAGAGGCAGAGCTTCTTGTGTAGGTGTGAAGGAACTTCCTGGTCGAGCCGGAATCACACATAAGCCGAATCGTCGTTCTCGGGATGATTCTAATCTATCAAAATTCAAAGAATGGCTCGGAGAAGATTGGTCTTTGTATCATCGGTTTGTCGATGATTCGCCTGTCAGCAACATCGTAATCTATACCTGCTCTTTTGGTGGCTATGATAAAATCAACACAGCGGTGCCAGGAGTGAGGTGCGTGGTGGTCACCGACAATCCTAATCTGAAAGTCCCTAGAGGCTGGGAACTTCGAGTAGTCCCTGTATCAGAGCAGGCGTCCACACCGAAACAAGCGAGTCGGTACTGGAAAATGATGTCCCATGAATTGTTTCCCAATCGCCCTACTCTGTACGTTGACGGAAATGTTCGTCTGAAAAAGAATCCAGTCGATCTCCTTCGGCAGATATTGTATCAATCGCAAGGCTCACCTGAAATCATACTACTGAAGCACAATCGAAGCAGGACTGTGAGAGATGAGCTAGAAACTGTGGTTCGTATCGGTTTCGCTGATTCGTCTGTAGGAAATCTTTCAGTAGTCCAAGAGAGCTTGGACAATCCTGTTGCGTGGGGAGGATTCATTTATCGGAGACCTTCGAGTGGGACAGAGGCATTCAATCGTATCTGGTGGGATTTATTTTCGAAAGGAGTGCAGAGAGATCAGCTAGTTCTGGTAACTGCACTTGATAGATCTGGAGTAGTCTACACAATATCAGGACAGCCAATTCCATTCTATGGAGAAACGTCGCCGTGGATGGATGTGGTTTCCCATCGGCTTCAGAGGTCAAAGGTGTAGATTGTGTCCGAGGATCCGCTAATCATCGTAGACCGCCAGAAGAACCCGACACACGCTCTGCGTAATCTCTTATCAGGCGGATGTGCGTTTTTGGTTTGCGGAGGCCCGTCTAGTAATCAGCTACCCCTCGAGAAGTTGAATTCTCGAGGGGTATTTTCAATGGCAGTGAACAACATGGCTGGGCATCGTTCACATCGACCATCTGCGTTTGTGTGCGCAGACCCTCCTCGCAAGTTTCATTCTGGGATTTGGCTGGATCCTGGTATTTTGAAATTTCTTCCGATCGTGAAGATGACGAAATCTCGAGGTAGGTTGAGACAGAAAAAAGATGGATCTTTTTCTGATTTAACGGATGAAGCTGCGGCACTCCAATTCATCACAGACATGCCTAACGTCTGGGGCTTTGAGCGTAGAAACTGGATGCGTCCAGACGACACGTTTTTTTCAGATGAAGGAGCTGCGTGGGGCAATCTTAATGCAGGCGTGATGAGAACAGGCGAACCAAAAACTGTGTGTACTATGCTCTTGGCACTTCGATTGCTCTACTATCTAGGCGCTCGGACTATTTTCTTGATTGGTGTAGATTTCCACATGGACTCGGCTTTGCCTGAGATTGGAAACTATGCGTTTGAGGAAAAAAGAGATGCAGCAGCGATTTCATCGAATAACTCGCAGTACCGAATTGTCAACTCTTGGTTGAGTTCCATGCAGGGCGACGGTGTGTTTTCTCGGGCCGGATTGAGAGTGTTCAATTGTTATGAATATTCTGGATTGAGAGCCTTTCCATTTATTCCGTTTCAAGATGCCTTGACGTACGCACTCAGAATGATGCCGCCGCTGCCGTTTGATTTGACCGGGTGGTATAATTCTACAGACAAGAAAGACTCCAGCGATGACTGACATTACTCGAGCCTACGACTGGGAAGAAAAAATCTGGGGAAGAACGTGCCGGCAGCCTGTTTCTGCTCTTAAGGATTCCGAAGAGAGAGCAGGAATCAAGTATTCCTTAGTCATTCAAGAAGGTGGATGTTGCTCGTTCCATTATCATGCAAACCGAAGTAATCGATTCGAAGTCACTTCTGGTGTGCTTCGGGTTGTGTGGGCTATCGGTTGGGAATTGTTCCATCGAGACCTCCGAAAAGGCGACTCACTGCTAATTCGAGCAAACATCCCTCATCAATTTCAGTGCTTACGAGGAGAATCCTACGCAAAAGAAATCTATCTACCAGATGGAGGAGGCGTAGATGTGACTGATATTGTGAGGATGACTACAGGCGTGAAGCTGGATTCGAAATCAGAAAGATTTCGGACTCTCGTAGAGCGGCCTTGTGTTGTTTTGGCTGATGGTTCTTTCAGGACACCAATCAAAGATGATTGAGTACACAACTGTTCTTGGTGTCGATAGAAAGCATCTATGCCAACTCAAGCTGGCTTGGCCTAATTGGTGTGAGCAAAAACCGTCGATTTTGAAAAATCGATTGGTGATTTTCTACGACGCTGGAGAACCTGTTGATTTGGCTCTTCGTCGAGATATCCTGAAGATCGTCGAAGAACACCCTTTCTTCACCTTGATACCGTGGGGCCATGGAACTCAGTACCAAGGGGAAGTCGGATCCCGATGGCATGATCCTCAGCGGCACAAGATGCTCGCTGGATTTGTTCATGTGCCTGCGGCTTATGTATCGACTCCATATTGGTTGAAGCTCGATCTTGATACGATTGCAGATGGGATGGATGACTGGGTTGATCCAAAATGGTTCGAGAACAGTCCTGCGATAATCGCCCATCCATGGGGATACACAAAGCCAGCGAACCAGATGCTTCTACTTGATGAGTGGTCGGTCAGGCATCATCAAGTTCTGTCTGATGATTTTGTAGAGCCGAGACTCAACTTGGTTCCAAAATCAGAATCATCTGGAATGGTGAAGCACCGCCGTATCATTTCTTGGTGCGGCTTTTTCGATACAAATTTCACTCGGCGTGCTGCTTCTTCGGCTGACATTACCGAAGGGTATCGTCAAATCCCAGTACCTTCTCAGGACGGATATCTGTGGTACTATGCAACACGATGTGGACTGCCTGTTCTTCGAGTCAATATGAAGTCTCGTGGCTGGCACCATAAGTCGAATCTGTCTGGAATGAAGCGGGCAATCGAAGAGATTTAAGTTATTAGCAGTAGTGGACGCAATGGGTAAAAATCGATCTGGAAATGCTGTTATTCAGTTCTGCGAAAAGATTGAATGGCAACCGAAAACAGTAATCATCGCAGGTGTCGGTGTCCGCGGAACAGAAGTAGAGCTGATGCGGCAGGCATGGGATGATTGTGAGATTTACGGTTTTGAGCCGAATCCTCTAACGTACCAATCATGGGTGAGACGGGAATCAACTTTTCCTGGGATGTTGATAAACTCAGCTCTTGGAGCCTTCGAGGGTTTAGCGACTCTGCGGTTTCGGCCTCAGCACAAAGACGGTGGTAGCTTGGCTGGTCTTGCAGAAGGGCCGTCGGCTTCAGCTACAGTCGACGTAGCCACTCTGAATTCTTTCTTTCGAAGATTCGAAAAAGCACAGGGCTTAGAAGAATGTCTTCTTTGGCTTGATTGCGAGGGGTCTGAGCATAGAATTCTACAAGGACTCATCGGGGAAGGATTTGAGAAAAAGATACCGGTTATCAATGTTGAGATGACTGGGATCCCACCAGCAGACGGCTGGGCCGAACCAGTCCAGATCCATACCTGGATGCGGGATTTTGGGTACCACAGGCGGTGGGTACACACCACCAGAATTAACCGTGCTCAATACGATGCGATCTATGTGAGGAATGATAGGAACTTCAATCCAAGGATTCGAATGTGGTGATGGTAGAAGACAAACCGACAGTCTCGGTCAATTATCTCATGAGCGGGCCTGCTCATCTGCCGTATTTGGTTGTGAGTTTGTTCACTCTTCGGAGATGGTGGGATGGTCCGATTCGGCTTCATGCTTGGGATGAGTCTATCGACATCGTTGATAAGATTGCCGAAGACAAACGATTGAGCATAACCAAAGTACATCGTCGAGAACCTGAGCTACGACGAAAAGATGGAATGGGCGGCAACTCGCAGTTCGCTGATAAAATCCGAATGATGCAGGGAGTTCCAGATACTGCTGCGATCTACCTTGATGCAGACACCATGGTCACAGGTAGCTTGTCTGATTTGGTTATTCCGTTAATCGAAGATGGTATCGAAGAATTCGCAGGGACACAGTTCAACAATTGGCGCACCAATTCAGGAGTCGTGAAAAAGCGTATCCAGAGACTTGAAGGTCGGCAATCGGTTAACCAAAAAGCAGTAGAATTGCTGCTGAATAACCCAATGCCTTCTGTCAATGGTGGTGTGTTTTCGTGTTATCCTCGGACCGAGCTTCTTGCTAAGTGGTATGAGTGGACGTGTGATTGCCGGGATCTCTTTATTGCCGACGAGACGGTACTCCACGCTGTCATGGCTGAGAGTTTCCAGACAAAATTCGGCATCGTAGCAGAAGGCACACACAACTCATCCCCGAGACACTCTCAGCTTCATCCGAATCAAGTCCATGTCTGGCATTTCCACGGCGATTCGAATGTTCGGCCGAACAAGAGTCCAAGAGGAGTAGATCTGTGGTGGCCGGTTTATCAGCAATGCCTGAAATGGAACATCGGCTACATCAATAACTGGAAAGATTCTTGCCGAAACAAGTGGATTCCAAAATTAGAAGAGGCGATGACCAATGGGTGAGCGTGCCACAAAGAATCCTGCATTTGATGCACTTCCGCACGAAAAGAACATTCCTGTCAATAAGACAGGTTGCAAGTTTACTCGGAGATGGTTCGAGCACCGCAACCAGAAGACTTGGTCGACTTTCTTGCTGGACAAGTTCAGCAGCAAAGAACCAGTCAACATGATTCAGATTGGGGTGTTCGAAGGCATGGATCTGCTGTGGTGTCTTCAGAATTTCTTAGGGCATGCCAGAAGTCGTGTGCTGGCTGTTGATCCGTGGGCGGCTACAAGAAAACTTGACGATGAAAAGATGGCTGCTGTCGAAGAAAGGGCTCGAGCCAATCTGGCTTCCTACGGAAAGAAAGTTGAGCTCGTTAAAGGTTACAGTGCTGAAGTTTTGAAGCAGTCTCTCGAGCAGACGGAAAGAGTCAAAGGGAAGTTGATTGAACCTGGGCAGTGGGATTTGGTTATTGTTGATGGTGATCACACAGACTTAGCTGTCTTGGCTGATGCACGACTAGCTCTACAGTTGGTGCGGTCAGGCGGTTGGATTGTCTTTGACGATGTCCGAAATGCACACCCAAAGAAAAATCACGTCTACGACGGACTTGAGATTTTCTTGTCACAAAGAGGACATGAAGTCAAAGAAGTTTGGCGGCATCGATACTGCAACTGCTACGAAAAACTTACCACCGAGGAGATCGAGTCAGAATGATCAATTACGAAAAATTCCAGTTCGCATCTCCTCCTCGAACCGGAACATCTTGGTTCATCAATCTTTGTGCCCAGGCTCAGATTGGAGCCGGTAATCCCGCCAAACATCTACCTCCACCGCCGACTTGGAAGAACGGCTGGGTGCTGTCTATCGTGCGGCATCCAGTTGATTGGGCGGTATCTATGTATTTTGCACTTCGTGGGGGAATGATTGCAGTTCCGGAAGTCGATGCTGTCAGTGCTGTGGCTCGGGAGTCCAGTGACATTCAGATTTTCTTGGAGAAGCTCTCAAAATCACCAGGCATTATTGAGACGGCTTTTGCTGCGTACCGAGCTGATTCAGTGATTCGGCTCGAAGATGTGCCTTGGGCGGCGATCGAGTTTTTGGTGTCGATGGGGTATTCAGAAAAAACCCTCAAAGCAATACCAAATCTCAATGAACCGAAAAATCGACTCAATCCAAAGGTACGTGCAGACGTACCAAAAGAACTCCGGAAGGCTGTAATTCAATCAGAATTAGCCTTTTGTGAAAGGTACGAGTATTTCTACTAGAGGCCGAAAATGCCAGCAGCCAGACGCATCTACATTCCAGCAAGGATGGACTCTAAACGATTTCCCGGTAAGCCGTTGGTCGATATTGCTGGCAAGCCTCTTCTTCGAAGGACCTACGACACGGCTCTGCTCTGTGGAGCAGACTCCATTCATGTGGTAACTCCTGATAAGGAGATCGAAGAGTACTGCCGAAGAAATGGCATACCAGTATTCTTTGATGATACTCAGCAGCACGCAAATGGCACGTCTCGAGTGATGGCAGCCGCTGCTAAGTTACATGCCGGTCCATCCGGAGTAGCTCCTGACGTTGTCATCAATTGGCAAGTCGATGAACCGTTGATCAATGCGTTTGATGTGCAAAGAATGATGGAGTCGAATTCTCATGTGATTTCGACTTTGGTGGCAGATAGACCATCTATATTCAATCCTGCATCATTGGTCACGGTTAGGGTTTCTAGAGGCTATTGCCGATGGTTTTCTAGGGTACCACCAGCTAATGATGCTCCGCAGCCTCTTGCTCACATCGGAATATATCGATTTTCTCGATGCATACCTAATCTCGGGGAAATAGACGACTGCCCTTGGGCCCAGCATGAGGACCTTGAGCAGCTTGCCTGGATTGAAAAAGGCTGGACGATTGAAGCTATTCAGTCCAAAGACGAATTTCCACCGCCATCAGTAAACACGCCAGAAGATGCTTCTGTGGTTTCTAGAATCTACGAAGAAGAAAATGATACTTGGCGTTGAGTCGAAAGACCGGTAATGGCTGTACCGCAGACCCTTGAAAAGTTGATTCGTAATCTGATAGGTGAACCAAGTACAGGCGCTGAGATTGGTGTCTGGAAAGGAGAGACTTCTGCCTATCTCCTTGAATCTTTTTCTGAGCTACAGATGGCTTTGATTGATCCATGGAAGGAATGGGACGAATCGTCATCGTATGCCAAGAGGCACCAACGAACTGGTAGATTAGTGGATTCGGAGTGGTCCAGTGTATACGACGAGTGTCTAAGTAGACTTGGGACCTATCTGCCTCGTCTGCGAGTCTATCAGATGGAATCAGAACAGGCAGCGAAGCTGCAATGGCGGCCGTTCGACTTTGTCTTCATCGATGCAAACCACACCTATGAATCTGTCAAGCAGGACATCAGTTTATGGATGCCGCTGACGACAAAATTGATCTGCGGACATGACTACGGTGGAACCTATCGTGGGGTGAAGAAGGCAGTTCTTGAGTTCTTTGATGAAAAAGACGTCATCGCCCCAGGGGATAGAATTTGGGCCGTTTTACTCCAATCTGAGCCTGGTTTGTTTCGGTCTTCTTCTGAGATTTCTGATTAGCAGAATTTGTCACTCAGTAATTCTGCGTCACCACAAATCAGAAATCTAATTAGATGGCAGTGTGCTGTCCTGCGGTACTCTGCCATCTTTTTCTTTGGTGTACACAGCAACGGAGGAGCAGTTTAGATGAGTACCTATCGACCTTCTTTGGAGATCGTTACACACTGCTGGAGCGGAGAAGAGGTTTCCGTCTATCATAATCTACTCGCCATGCAACTGACTAGTCTGTATCTTGAAGCCGACACATCCAAGATACAAGCGTCGATCACCGTGTGTGCGTCGTCTGCAGACCACCGCACTATCGAGGTCATTGAGTTCTTTTCTGATTTGTTTTATCTAGGGAAGCCTGATTTCGAAGTCCGTTTGTGCGCACTCCTTCCAGAAAAGTTGTTCCGGAGGGCTATCGGCAGAAATCAAATCACAAAAACCACCGCAGCTGATGTTGTTTGGTTTACCGACTGTGACTATCTATTCTACGGTGACAGTTTGCGGCGTGCGGTGGTTGCGTGCATGAATGCAGCAGTGCCTATGGTGTACCCGCAGCAGGTGCGCACGCACCGGACACATGCCTTAGGCGACCAATCGATCGAAGAGGCATCTAAGACAAGACTCTACCTTCCTCGGCAAGAAGATTTCTATCTACGAAAAATGAGTCGACCGATTGGAGGTATTCAGATTGTAAAAGGTTCGTGGTGTCGGGAGAAAGGGTATCTCGATAGTTCTGGATGGACTGAACCAGTGCAGTCAGATCATTTTCTGCAGTGTCGGTGTGATGTTGCTTTTCGTCGGCAAGCAGGAATGGACTCGGCTTCCAGAGATATTCCTGATGTGTATCGAGTGCGGCATTCTCGATGCGGCAGGGACTGCGGAAAAATCAATCATGGAGATAAAGAATGAAGTGGATTAAGACTCTGTGGGTTCGGTGTCTTTTGTGGGCGGTGGAGCAGGCAGAGGAAGCCAAAAAAGAATGCGAGCCGGATGACTTGCTCGAAGTCCGGTGTGTCGGAGATTTAAGTAAAAGAGAAAAAGTGCAACCGATTTTGGTAGGTGGTATTGGATTGCTGAGGTGCCGAAGAGAGGATGGAACTGAGCGATTAATTCGCCGGTCGCAGGCCATTGACTCTGCTGCGTTTGATCAGTGGGTTCATCATTTAGGTGGAGTGCCTGAGTGCCGCTGGGAAGGTACTCAATAAAAATTTGAATTTTACGGTTTTGGGTTGTACCTGCGGTAGGCTGCTGCTACCTTGCGTGATGTTACGGATGTTACATCGATAGCCTTTAGCTCAGTGGGGTGCAGCATGGCCGATGAATCAACAGCGGAAGCGTACGAGAGGCACGAAGGTTTCCTCAAAGCAGTATGTCGGCAGTTTGTCACACAACGTGGTGGAGACTTTGATGAGGCACTCGGCGAAGCTCGTTTGAAGTTCTTGGAGGTTTGGAGGACTTTCGACCCAGATTTAGGTATTCCTTTTGAGGGATATCTAAAGGTGTGTGTTACTCGGCGGCTTCGGGATTTGAGAAATGCAGAGCTTCGCCGAAAAAGGGTGTGGGGTACCAGTTGCACACAACCAGCCACTGAAACAGGCTTGACTATCGCGGATATGGCTGAGGACTACCGCTCGTCAGAGTTTTTCGATGCGGTCGCTTTTTGTGCTGGGTTTGAGAGCAGGTTGACCCAGACCAGCAAATCAGCAACGATGCTGAAACGCCGATTGCTTGAGGTGCTGGTTCAGTCTAAGGTGCCTCTCGATTCTGCTGGCTGCCTGCTTGCAGCCGTTCAACCTTTACTGGCTGCTCGAGGTCTTTGATGCACGTATGTTCTTCGGTGGAATTGCTGGACTACCAATCCGAGGGAGTCGAGCTGATCAGTGAGTACGGCGGACGAGTGCTTCTTGCTGATGAGATGGGGCTCGGTAAGACCGTCCAGGCTCTGGTGGCGGTTGCGCGTAATCCTGATTGGCAGCCAGTTCTCGTAGTGTGTCCCGCGTCCGTGAAATACCACTGGGCTCGAGAAACGCTAAAATTCACAGGAGTGCGTCCTCGGATCTGCGAAGGACAGAAACCACCAGATGTGCAAGATTTTCTTTGGCATTTGCCGGCTGTTGTTGTCATCAATTATGACATCTTGGATTACTGGGTTCCGCTCCTCAAAAAGGTGAAATTCCAGACAGTAGTGTTTGATGAGTGCCAATCACTGCAGAATCCAAAGGCAAAGCGAACCAAAGCCGCCCGAAAATTATGCCGCTCAGTCAGTCAAATTCTAGGACTAAGCGGAACTCCACTGAACAATCGCCCAAGAGAGCTCTGGTCCATTTTGAATCTTTTATGGCCATCGGAGTTCCCGAATCTTTCATCGTACCAGATGTCCTATTGCGGTCCTAGGCTTCGTCCTTGGGGCTGGGACTACAATGGATCATCAAATCTAAAAGAGTTGAATCAGCGTTTGGTTTCTCTTGGGATGGTACGGCGGCGAAAAGCAGACGTACTTAAATCTCTGCCGCCTAAAACCAGGAGAATGCTTCCTCTTGATCTGACTGATAGAGAAGAGTACAAGCAAGCTTCGACAGATTTTCTGGGTTGGATGAAGAAAACTCACCCAGAAAAAGAGAAGAAAGCCAAAAAAGCGGAGCAGGTTGTCAAAGTCGGGTACTTGATTCGTCTAGCTGCTCGGTTGAAGATGAAAGCAGCCGTCGAGTGGATTAATCAGTTTCTTATTGAAACTGATGAAAAGATCATCCTCTTTGGAGTGCACAAAAAAGCCCTGGACGTGCTTCAAAGAAGAGTCAAAGGCAAATCAGTTCGGGTCGACGGCGGCGTAACAGGTAAGCATCGCCAGGCTGCAGTTGATCAATTTCAGATGGATGAAAAAACTCGGGTGTTCATCGGTAACATCAAAGCAGCTGGTGTCGGTTTGAATCTAACTGCTGCGTCAACTGTTGGGTTTGTCGAACTAGGATGGAGACCGGCGGACTTACTTCAGGCTGAAAACCGGCCGCACCGAGTTGGTCAGATTAATCCAGTGACAGTGTGGTATTTGGTTGCAGGTGGTACGATTGAAGAGAAGCTGTGCAAACTACACCAAAAGAAGCAAACGACTATCGATTCAATTTTAGACGGAGAGGCGGTAGTCGATAGCTTTGATCTGTACGATGAGCTCATTGCTGAGCTGGAAAAGAAAGTGCAATCGTGACTACATCGAGTAGCAGCAAGTTGAATTCCAGCGATAAAGTCCAGATGAACTTTCGATCAGTTCCTAGAAAACTGAGAGACGAGTTCAAGGCTCTGTGTGCGATAAACGGCACCACAATGCAATCGGCCGTTATCCGCATGATGCAAAAGGCTGTCGACGATCAGCGAGAATCCAAATGATCCAGTCATTGACTGATATCCTCGATACGCACCGAGTTGACTACCGAAGGCAGGGCCAGCACCATCACGCAACACGAGGAAGAGTGTCTGTCGATTGTCCTTGGTGTTCTCCGGGGAGCCGTAGATATCGATTAGGACTCGGATTACACGTTCCTTCTGCAAATTGCTGGACATGCGGCAAAAAGGACTACATCGAGTCGTTGGTTCGGCTGATTCGGCAAAAGCGTCAGCAAGTCAAAGAGCTTGTGCTTGGTTTGCCGCAGATCAGGCAATATGCAAAGAGTGAAGTTCACGGAACACTGGAAGTTCCTTCTGGGTTGCTTGGAATTCGAGACATTCCAGCCTATTGGAATTATCTGAAGTCGAGGAGGTTTGATCCCGCTGAAATTGAAACCTACTGGGGAGTCAAAGGGACCTGTCCAGGAAAAGATCTTCAGTGGAGATTGTGGATACCGATCACTGATAAATTCGGTCGGACGGTGTCTTGGACGACACGATCGGTTGGATCAGAGGAAACTGCCGCCCAGAAATATATTTCAGCGAGTCCTGAACAAGAAGGGATGCCGCATAAACATCTGCTATATGCAGAACAGTACGCAGTCAACACTATCATCATCGCAGAAGGGCCGATTGACGTGTGGGCAATCGGCCCAGGTGCAGTAGCTACATTTGGCAGCACCTTTACTGCTCAGCAGATAGCCAAGGCCGCGGCCTACCCAATTCGGGTGGTGTGCTACGACAATGAACCAGAAGCTCAAAAGCAAGCTCGTTCATTGTGCCGAGATCTTTCAGCTCTGCCTGGGATTACTGAAAATGTGATTCTAGAATCTGGAGACGATCCCGGATCTGCCGATGAAGAAGAAATCCTGGAACTCAGAAAAAGGTTCGGGCTATGAAACAGATTGAACGCGCAGAGCGGGACCGTGAATTATGCGAGGCGGCATCCAGAGAAGGAGCGAAAGCTGCGGCGGCGAAGTTTGATCTGAGTTTGAGTCAGGTGTACGCCATTTGCCGTCGCCGAGGAGTGCCGATCGCTCCAAGTCGAAAAACCGAAACGGAAGTCGATGCCTATTTAGCTGAGGAATTGTTGATTCTCCGTCGACTCCTTCGCGGAGAATCTGGCCGCACGATAGCAATCGAAATGGGGATCACTCACTATCGAGTACAGCGAATTCTGCGAATAGCTCGTGGTGTGGGGTTTTCCTTCGGATCATAGAATAAATTTGTTCTGTTTTGGTTGAGATTGCGTGTCTCATCCTATATTGTGTTGCACAGACAAACGAAAACGAGTGTTTTCGTTGCACAGCAACGCACCAGAAAGGATGAGAAGCAATGGCTCACGAAATCGAAAAGACAGACAATGTTGTACTTCACCGTCAAGCTGCATGGCACGGCCTGGGCGTTGTAGTCGAAAAAGCACCAACTCCGCAGGAAGCCTTGTCGATTGCTGGGCTGGACTGGAAGGTCACCCAGAAGGCGATGTACACTCGACTGAACGATGGGTCGAAGTACGTTTTTGAATCCCACGTTGCAAATTTTCGAGAAGACACCAATCACCAACTTGGAGTAGTCTCGTCGAACTACCGTCCTGTTCAGAATGTCGAAATGGCTGAATTCTGTGAGGCACTCAGTGAAGTGTCTGCAGCAGAAGGCGGAGAACCAGTTCTGTGTGAAACTGCTGGCAGTGTCCGCAATGGCCAGCGTGTGTGGTTCCTCCTCAAAGGCGAGACATTCCAGGTGGCCAGGGACGACGAGATTGTTCCTTACATCCTGGTCAGCAATGGGCATGACGGGAAATCCAGTTTTCGTGTCACACCGACAACAGTGAGAGTGGTGTGCAGCAACACTCTGCACTCTGTGATACCGAAATACGATACCGGTAAACTGGTAGACGCTGCGATTTCTGTTCGACACACACAGAGTGTCTTGGGGAGGATCGAGGAAGCTCGACTCGCGCTGAGAGCGTACAACGATCGGATGAAGAAGACCGAAGACTTGATGGGTCGGTTGTTTGAGTATCAAGTCAACACGGAAAAGATGACGCAATTCTTTTCAGAATGCTATGCTAGGGATTTTGGAGAAGTCTCTACTAATCCTCAGACAAGAAAAGAAAAGAATGCTCGAGATCGAGCAGTGAGTGCCTTCCAGTCATTTACTCGTCGATTTGATGATGAACGGGAAATTGCAGGCGCCAGCCTGTGGTGTGCTCTGAATGCCTACAGCGGAATGGTCCAGCATGACAAAAAAGCTCGAGGCAAAGACGATGAGTCTCGAGTCTGGAAGCGAGTCGACTCCAATCTCTTTGGGTTGAATCAAGCTCGTACCCAGCACGCGCTAGCCAATGCAGTTCAGTGGTTGGTGCGTGGTTAATCCGCACCATTTCTACCGAATCTGGGTGGATTTGCTCGATTTACAGTAAACTGCCCAGGTTCGGTGGGTTGGTACCGCAGGCACCGACGTATACCGTTGGCAGTTCAGGTCGATTCGATTGCTTGGCACCTCTCGAATTGATAAATTTGCCGAATTTCGCATTGCGAGTCCATTCATGGACGTACTAAAACAGAACATCCCGCTCGGATACGGCTTGTGCGAAGGCCTGGCACCGACGGATTCCTTGCCCGCTGACATGTGCCAAGATGTCAGCGGGTTTTTCTTTGGTGAGGCAGATTATGATCGATCATGCTAGGCTAGATGAGTCTCAAGCCGAAAGAACACCCGGGTCGGTTTATGACACCGAGACCAATAGTGGAAAAGGTGTCTGGGTGCGTGAGATGTACTGCAAATTCATGGGTGGGCTCTCAGGTGGAGTGGTACTTAGCCAGCTGATGCATTACTCTTGCCGATTCGGTAAAGGGCATGATTGGTTCTATCGGTGCACCAAAGATTGGGCGGCGGATACGTTCCTCAGCGAAACTACTATCCGTAAATTTCTCAACAAACTACAAGATCTCGGGTTTGTGGAGATTCGAACAGAGACCACGAGCACCGGCGGTAAATTAAACTGGTACCGAGTCAACGAGGCCCATGTGCGTGAGTCTGTTGGTGAGTTTCTTGTAGAGTCTGGATATGCTGATAGGGATTCTGTAGATTTGTCCAGCACCACAAAACTACGGGTTGGTATACAACCTTGCGCTGAAGCAACCCGTAATATTACGCCACCAACCCGTAATATTACGGGTGGCACAATATACAAAGAAAGTGATAAAAGAAACAAAGGCACAGGGACGCAAAGGGTCAGGTCCTTCGGCCCTTCCCTTGGTGCGTCGCCTGAGTATCATTCTCCGGGATACGCAGGATTTGAAGTGGTGGAAGAAGAGTCAGAGCAAGCAGCATCACCAGAAGACGAATGGGCGGCTTCTGCATCAAAGAAACTCTACGATGCGCTTGCTCAGAAAAATCGCATCACCAAAGTACCATCATTGCACCGATGGGCTCAGCATTTTCTTCGATTACTGAGAGCTCCAAATAATTCGATTGAGCTGATCGATGAAGTTCTTAGTTGGTACATCGATGGACTCGTGTCTAACGAACATGACCAGTTCACTCCTCAGGTGTTTGCGGCGGTTTCGTTTGTTGAGAAATTTCCAAAGCTGCTAACCTGTTACGAGAGGCAGTCAAGCAAAAATAGAGAAGGTTTTTCGACAGCTGAGCTGGTGAAGCAGGTTTGCGCTGACCAAGAAGCAAGAGCAGCAGCTCGAAGACGGCGACAAGAAGAAGCTGACAGACTTCAGGAGCAGGAGTGAGTTATGCAAGAAGGTTTGCTTGAGAAATCAGAAGAAGTTGCTGCTCGTGTTGAGTTGATGAGATTTTGGTTCCGGATGACCGGAAAGAAAATCGAAGAGACGGGCGATGTGATTCGGGTTCTGAGGTTGTTTGAGGACGTACCTACAAACATTCTGTCTCAGGCAGTTGACGTTTACCTGAGAGAGTTTGATTTCTTTTCTATCAAGAAACTTTTTGATGTGCTCGACGATGGAGTGTTCCAGAAAGAATCAGAAAAAGAACCTCCACTGATGGGCGTAGAGGATCGAGTGCGACGATTTGAAAAGCAGGATCGAGAAGAGATGGGGATGAGTGAGCAGGAGTACATTGAGTTCAAGAAATCACAGCCTGAGTATCATTGTGCAGGTTGTACCAAGGACGAAATCGAGCAGTACGGGCTCAGATGAAAACGCAAAGATTCTCAGATGGATCTGATGTTCGTCAGATACTGTCAGCGATGGTTCAGGATCCAGTTGTCTGCTCGCGGATAGCATCTCACTGGGATGATCGATCTGGGCTGTTTCAGTCTAGGTGGGCGAATTTGATTGGGTGGTGGTGTGTCAAGCATCTCAAGAAATACGGACAGCCGCCTAATGAGAATATTCAAGTCATATTCGAGAGGTGGGTAGAAACATCGACTGCAGATGAAGAAACGATTCAGGCTGTTGAGCGGTTTTTGGTTGATTTGTCTGAGACAGATGTCAAAGGGAACCAAGATTACATCTTGGATTTAGCGGAGAATCATTTCTGCAAGGTGGTCGCAGAAAGGGAGTACGAAGAAGCGGGAGCAGATCTCAGTCAAGGTTTGCACCGTGAAGCTATCGATCGGATGAGAAATCTTCCGTCGTTGAGTTTGAAGCCTGATCCGTATTTTGAACCGGTCGATGATCCTGGAATTTGGGTCGATGCTCTTGAGAATATTCGAACACGGCCTCTGATTGATTATCCCGGAGATTTAGGTGACTTTTTCGGGGACATGTTTTCGAGGCGTCGCCTAGTATCTTTCATGGCACCAAACAAGACAGGAAAGACAGTTTGGTTGGTAGATGCTGCGTACCGAGCTGTTCGCAAGAGGAATCGAGTCCTGTTTGTCAATTTAGGTGATGGCACAGAACTGGATGTGATTGAGCGGCTCGCCAAAAGAGCAACGATGGCTGGTGACTTCGAAGGCAAATGCAGAAATCCAGTCAAGATAGACGAAGAGTATAGAGTAACCCACGAAGCAGTCAAGATGGGTAAGGTGGATCCTGTTGATGCCTATCGATCGTTCAGGAGAGCTTGCAGAGCAGGAACTGATGCGTTCCGGTTGATGGCCTATGCCAATTCCTCAGCTACGGTAGCGGACATAGATGCTCTTCTGGCCAGGTTTAGTCGAGAAAGCTGGAAACCTGATGTAGTCATAGTAGATTACGCCGACATTTTAGCCCACCCGGCTGGTGTCCACGACAAGAACGATGTGCACGAGGAGAACTGGAAGCAGCTGACACGGCTGCACCATGATTGGAATTGTTTGGTGCTTACAGCAACCCAATCAAACGCAATCAGCTACTCTCGCTCAGATACTCTTTTGGGACGTCAGCACTTTACGGGGCGGCGAACTAAACTTGATCAAGTGGACGGTATGATAGGCATCAACGTCACTGAGCAAGAGCGGCAGAAGCAGATGTGCAGGCTAAATTGGGTAGTTCGGCGGCGGGCTCGGGATAGGCATCGCAAAGAGTGTGTTCATGTGGCTGGTTGTTATGAGATTGAAAATCCTGCTGTTTTGAGCAAATGGTAAAATTGCAGAATAAACCGGTTGCGATTAATTCCAGGAACAGCAATACTTGGAGACGTACACAAGAGGGGCGGGAGTTGGTTTCCGCTGTTTCAAAGTTTCTGTTCCTATGTAAGAGGGAAGATCGATGAGCGGTGAAGTGTTGAAGCTGGATCGTGTTCGGGCACTGGCTGTGGTTTCTTTTCTGGGCTGGAAAACCGCCAGCGGATGGTCGAACGAGAAAATTGCTGCGAACCTTGCCAAGTCTCGTGATGTCTACGAGCCCGGTACAAATCCGGAAGACGACCAGACGGCGAAGGACTTGGTGGAAGTTCTCGCTGCGCTGGAAAGTGGAACGGAAATCCAAGTTACTGGAGATGACGAAGGCGGCGGCGAAGGTGCTCAGAAAGAGAAGCCGAAGAAGGGCCGTCGAGGAAAGAAAGGTAAGAAGGAAGAAGCGGAGGCTGCCGACGACGGTGATGCCGACGACGGTGATGCCGACGACGGTGATGCCGACGACGGTGATGCCGACGACGGTGATGCCGACGACGGTGATGCCGACGAC